CAAACCTGCTACTATCAACTATGAGCGGGCATCCATGCACACGATGGGTAATGGAAAGCCGACAGAATTATGAATGGTTGTTTGTCCACGGTTATGAACTTTGTCTTGAGTATACTCGTCGTTACGAAAAGACTCATAAGCTTCAAAATCTTTATATTGACCTGCTTCACGACTTCCCTTCTAACATTCGTGATCTTGGTCTTACCACTTTTGCTCAAGCCATGCCAGATCAATACAAGAATCTTGATGCCGTGACTGCATATCGTAATTATTATGTTTTTGAAAAGGCACGATTCGCAAAATGGAAGAACGGCAAGATTCCAGAGTGGTATGTTGACATGCTCAATCCAACTGCTATAATGGTAGCATAGAACATCGCCTCTGTAGCTCAGTCTGGTAGAGCTGAAGACTTTTAATCTTTAGGTCATAGGTTCGAATCCTATCGGAGGCATTTTGGCTCGGTAGACCAACGGCAGAGTCAGTGGACTCAAAATCCATACAGTGTGGGTTCGAATCCCACCCGGGCTATTTACATTTTTTCTCACGAATTGGGTCCAATAAAATTGGACCCTTTTCTTTTGGTAATAAAACCGGGAGGACCAACCTCCCGGCTCGCCAAGGCGGATAGATCACCTCCGACTTGTAGCCCAAATGGGCGGGGTGCCTCGGCAATGATATTTATTACATAAATATTAAATGCCATGGATGCAATCTCTGAAGATTTAAAACGCTGGTTTAAGGAAAGGTGGGTGGATATTTCCCGGAAAGACAAGTCCGGGAAACACCCACCCTGTGGGCGTAAGAAGTCTTCCAAGAAGGGCTACCCCAAATGCCGTCCTTCCGTCCGGGTGAGCTCAGAGACCCCGGAAACGACCGGAGAGATGTCCGGGTCGGAGAAGAAGGCTGCGGTGCGTCAGAAACGCTCTGCGGAGGCTAAAAAGAAAAGAAAAGGAAAGAAGCCTATCATGACTTCACATCATAATATCAAAGAAGAATATCTTGAAGAAAAGAATGTTCCGACCAATAAAAAACTTTATTCAGCAGTAAAAGCACAAGCAAAGAAAAAATTCAAGGTCTATCCATCTGCATATGCAAATGCATGGCTTGTCAAAACATACAAAGCTAGAGGTGGAGGATACAGATCCGTAAATGAGGCACACGATATGGGCGATTATAAAAAAGAAGCCATCGACATGGCAATGTCAGAACTGATGAAAACCCAAAAATATGCAGGAGAGCTTTTGGGTATCATGAAAAAAGCAAAAAATGTTGAACCTTGGATACAAGGAAAAATTACCACAATAGGTGATTATATTGGTACAATAAAACATTATCTTGAATATAGACATTCAAAATATGGAAAAATTATTGAATCAATAATGGAAGGCAAAAAAGACATGCCTTGCAACAAACCCCGCCCTTCCACCAGTGCCGGTAAGAAGATGATGGTAAAGGCATGCGAAAATGGCAAAGAAAAAATCGTACATTTTGGTGCTAAAGGATATGGACACAACTACAGTGCCGCCGCCCGCAAGTCATTCAAGGCTCGCCACAAGTGTTCAGAGAAAAAGAGTAAACTCTCTGCTCAATATTGGGCATGCAAAAAACTTTGGGCTGGTAAAGGTGGCTCCAAGTCTTCGTGCCCACCGGGAAGAAAATGTAAGTATTGAGAAGATTCTTGACTTGACATCTTGACTTCCAGTTTGAATCTGATACAATAGAATCATCGTGAGCGATTGAGATCACAGACATCGGATTCACTCGCTTTTCTTTGTCGATGTCAGAAGGATTTATGTTATGGCCAATACAATGTCCAAGACTCGTAAGGTAATTAATTTCCTTTCGAGCGGTAAGAGCCTCACCGCTGCGCAGGCTCGCGCTCGCTTCGGGGTGCAGAATCTCCGTGCGACGATCAGCAACATTCGTGAGATGGTTGAGGAATATGGTAACTGGGAAGTCGTTGCTTCGAAGAATGCTTCGGGTAACACCTCTTACACCATGGTCGATACCCACCCGGGTCGTCGTACCTATCGCTTCAACGCAGACGGTACTCGTACTCGCGCTAGTCGTGCTAGCCGTTCATCTCGATAATTTGTCCTTGTGGACATGTTGGGGTAAAACCCAACATGCTCTTTTTAATCTACATATGTTGGAGGTTTAATTATGGGTAAACTATATTATTCCAAAGCAATTGTAGACGGTAGATGTGTCGATCTTCTCTTGAGTGAAGATGAAATGGAAACAGCGGCAGAAAGAGCTCTGGACAATCCAGAAATTGTTGTTTCTTTTCCTGAATCTCATGGAAGTTGTTGGAGTGCCGAAAAGCCTCCAAAGTGTAGTTTTTGGTCTCGTCTTATGAACAAGTGCTGTGAATGCAGCAAGAAAGAAGGTTAATCATGGCTGTGAAGCTTATTCGTCTTACTACGGGCGAGGAAATTCTCGCGAAGGCTGAAGCCAACCCCACGGGTTGGACTCTCAAGGATCCTGCTATTATCGTTCCGGTCGGACAAGGAAAGCTTGGGTTTGCCAAGTGGCTTCCTTATGCTCAAACCGAAAAGGGTGTGGAGATTCCATCAAACTTTGTGATGTTCCATCTTGACCCTGATCCTGATCTTGTGTCTCAATACACTAGCATGGTCACTGGTCTTGTAGTTCCCGGTCCAGCAGCAACACCACAATTCCGTATCGCAGGAGCAGACTGAACCTAAAGAGGTCCCCAGTGACTTCCGATAAAGTTCGTAAATACATTGATATGGCATATCCGATCTGCTTGGATATCGAGCGGCAAAAAAAGCATGTCTCGATTATCCTTCACAAGAAGCGAGTCGTTGGAGTAGGCACGAATTCCTTTGGCTCTACTCATCCGAAGGCTAAGCAGATCGGATATCCATACGATGAGATGCATAGCGAATTAAATGCTCTTCTTCGCGTGGACAAGGGACTTCTCAAGAAGCGACCGAAGCTTGACTTGATCAATGTCCGGTTTAACCGTTTTGGTGAATTGAGAATGTCCCGTCCATGCGATAAGTGCATGCCGTGGTGTGAAGCCTTGTTCCGTACTATATGGTATACTACTGATGAAGGTATCTTCAAGTTGAAAGAATGATTACATAAATAAAAATATGAAATCATTCAAAGCATTTATTCTAGAACAAGATTCTCCTTTTTGGTGGATGAGAATGGCTATGGGTCAAGGAGAATATTCGGCACAACCATTTAGAACACTTGCACCTCAAAACTCATATACCTATGATGGTGGTGTAGAAGTTGCAAGTTCTCGACCCGCAAATGTACAACCTGCAAGAGTACAACCTGCAAGAACCCAACCGGCAACACATTCGCCCGCTTCGACCAGAGTATCAAGTGAAATTAATTCATCAAATTTAGAATCATCAGAAGGCCAAACTGATAAATTTAAAAGAACGACAGCATTCGAAACAAGATAAATTTATGGAGATATATTATGATTGAAGAAGGCGCGAGAGTTATTATTGTCGAAAGTCGAGAAAGTGGAATCGTTGAATCTAAGGCAGGGGAGCATGATTATCGTATTCGTCTTGCCGATGGTTCTTTGGTTGTTTTGCATGAAGACGAAATTCTTCGTTTTTTGAGAGACTGATATGTTCCGATTGTTCATCGATATTCCGATCTCCGCAATCAACACGGAGCATGCTGTTGAACAAGCTCAAGGTCTTGTCAACAAAATGATTCTTAATGATGATATGCAACAGCACTTCAAGTCTGTAAATATCGAGCAAGTTAATTATCGTCTTGGTCATGATGAGGATCGACAAAAGTCAAATTACTTCATGATTGATGATAATGGTCATTGTTCAACAAAGAAGACAAAAGTGACAATTGCTGTTGAATAGGGATTGGTGTAACGGTAGCACCTTTGACTTTGGATCAAATTGTCTAGGTTCGAATCCTAGATCCCTAGTTATAAATTACTAGTGATATGATGTAATTTAGCTTGTAATTCTCTTAACTTTTCAGCATGAAAATTTTGATAAGATCCAGAAGTTAATCTGGAAGTGTCTCCACTTGCCATTCCCCATCCTTGTAACTGTGATGTATGATGAGAAATTTGTTGTCTTAGGTAATCAACATGCAAATCTACTATTTTAGGATCGCTTCCTCTATACAATTTTCCTTTAATTGGATTTGCTTCTAAAGGTGGCAAATCTTCTTGAGGGGTTTCTAATGCCTCTCTTAGAGCAGTTTTTATTATGTCTAATCTGGATCTCATGCGTAAATTCCTTTTAAATATTTATATAACAGTTGACATCTGAATATTCTCTGGTATAATATGGATGTTGGGACGGGAGTGTTGAATTTGACGCGCCGAGGGCGGACAGTTTCGCAGGGGTGCTTATAACACCCTCAAGCCCGGGCAGCACGGGATCGGCGTATTCTTATGAAAAAGTATTATGCAATCGACGCAGGAAACGAGAATTACCTAAGTGATACGATATATCAAGACAACTCTGCTCGGACTGGCACTCTGCTTTATTCTAAAAAGTCAGATGCTCTTGAATGTCTTGAAGAGATGGAAAGCATCTGCAAGTATATGAAACGCAAGAGTACATACAGCATGAATAAAGTTCAAACGATGGATGGTCCTGTGATTGTAGACGGAGTATGGCATGAACGACTCAAGGGAAACTCGAAATCTAATTGATCATTATCACTATTGGAATCATGATGCTATTCTCGCTGAACTTGATTCTCGCAGGCATAATTTTAGCGTTCTTTGTTGCAATCTTTACAATGACTTTAATATTGCAAGCGTTATACGGAATGCAAACGCTTTTCTCGCTTCCGAAGTATTACTATATGGGTCCAAGCAGTTTGACCGCAGGGGCACGGTTGGAACCCATCATTACACTCGATTCCGACACCTACCTTCGTATGACGATGTGCGAGCGTACTTGTCAGATAAATTCGTGGTCGGAATCGATAATGTTCCCGACTCGAAGCCTATCGATGAATTCGATTGGCCTACCGATAAGCATGTTGTGATGGTCATGGGGCAGGAACAGGTGGGTGTTCCTATGGAGATTCTTGACATCTGTGATGTCACTCTTTATATTAAACAATACGGTTCTGTACGAAGCCTTAATGTAGCATGTGCGAGTTCAGTTGCTATGTACGATTATTGTAGTAAAACGATAAAATCAGGTGTTTAATTCTGGATTTTCTTTTTGCTGACGGTCAAGCCATGCTCTTCCTTTATCTGGTTTTCTTGTATTTTGTGCTTCTCTTTGTTGTGCATCATCTACGCGAACATCTCTTTGTCTTAATTCTTTTTTGATTGTATGCATAGTATGATGAAATCCACTGAAACCACCTATTTGTTGTTGGTGGTCGTGTATTTGTTTTAATGCATCTCTATGTCTTTTTATTCCACTACTAGTGCTTATTACAGTTATGTGCTCACCAGTTTTTGGGTGATGTATTTGGATATGTCCACTTTTTCTTTTTCCTTGACCACGATTAATAATATAACCCAATAATATGGCTAATTTTTTAATTTGTTCAGGAGCATCGTGATCTGTATGATTTATACCATACAGATATTTCTGTTGACTTTCCTCATTTAAAAACTGTAAAAATGTTAGCATATTAGTATTTATATGCCACACCTAAATATGGATAGAGGTTTTATTATGTCAAGAAAACATGATGCCGGTAAGGGAGATACATATAGAAAAGTAGACTATAAAAAATGGTCAGAAAATTGGGATAAAATTTTCTCAAAGAAAAGGAAAAAAAATGCCAACACAAATAACCCACGCAGCAAATAAAGTAACTTATAAATGGACTTTTAATCAAGATGTTCAGGGCGGAACATTCTGGGATGGAAGTCCGTATATCATAAACACACCAGGTTTAAAACTATTAAATGTGGAGATGATATCAGAACATGGAACAGAGGGACCAAACAGAGTAATTTCTGATATTGAACTTGGATATTTTAAGAAACCGGGATTTAAGGGAGAACTTTATATCAATGGTTTGATGAAAAATCCAAAAGGCATGCATGATTATAGTTCAACGGGAGTTAAAAGAGATAAAAATACCGCATTTGATTCTAGAAGTTTTGGTACATTCGACCAAGGTTGGATACGATTCAGAAATGTAAGAGATCCAGTCACCAAAAAAAATGTAAAAGTTCCCATACCAACAAATTTAGATTCATCATATCCAAACTTTAATTTGACCAAGTTCTTGGAAACAAAAACAGAACTTGAAAGCGGTGGTATAAATGTTACAACTGGCGATGTTTTGGTTGTACAATGGTCAAACTTTAACAGAGATGCCTCTTTCGCGTGGGACATCAAGAGAGCAACTGGATTTCCTTATCAAAGAATAAAAAGTAGATCGTGTGCATTGTCGTATGGAACATTGTTCGTTTTGAATGCAGCACCAGCATCAACTTCATTCAGACCCCCTGTCCTTTGGCCAGAGGGACAAGAAGCAAGCAGACCAATTTATCCAGTGTCTAAAATAACTGATCGTCCTACACAAGAAGAATTAATTCCAAATCCAGCACCAACACAAAAAGTTTCAAATTTCACAAACGATCCTTCATTTAAGACTTTCTGTTATGGAATGCCGTTCGGTGGAGGAACAAATTATTCTCAGGCACTTCCATTATATCCAGCAAGTGTAAAGGGTGATATTTCTGCTTATGGAGCATATTATCAAAAACCACTAGTATCTCGTTTGGCAACTTTATATTCTGTTGATGTTTCAGATGCACAAAGATTAGAAAATCTGAAAGTCATAGTACAATATGGTATAGATGCATTTGGTTCTATAAAATCATTTGCATCTACATCAAGTGGTGCAGGACAAAAACCATGTTCCGCTCGTCCTTGGTCAATTATTGCAGGATACTTCTTGGGCGTACCTGACATGAAAGCACCAGAATCAGAAATGCTTAAAGACACTATAAGAACAACAGCATATTTAAATGAAAGAGGGGCGGGAGCAGAGTTAGAAGATGAAGATGGTGAGTCGGAGGATCAATTAACAGTAAATGAAAAAACTCAAAATATGATTGACCTTTACGGTGATCCGTATGTAGAAGGAGCAGAAGGACTTACTGCAAAGAAAAGATGGTTGGCACTGCAGACTGCACTGGAAGCACAATGTTACTACAAAGTAAAAGACAAAGTTGGAAGTATTTTAGATTATAGAACTTTGGGAAGAACTCACAGAAGAACTTTTTCTGGGGCAGGTGCAAACTTACAACAAACAAATGAAAATACCGAATTTGGATTGATCAGTACATTTAAGTCAAGTCTGTCTTTCAGAGGAAATTTTGCAAAAATTCAATGGAATACGGTTCCACCAGATTTAAATAAACAATGGACTGCATCACATGATGGAAAAGCACCAACTTTCTGGTATTCCTACATCAAAGTAATTTCTGGTCCGGGAGCCGGAGATACCTTATACAGGATTATAAAATCTTGGGGTGACTTTAGAAATTCCATAGCAGACAATCAAACGAATGCCACAGGATATGGATTTATTTTAGATAGACCATGGCAACACGGACAGCCTGATACGACAACCACATTTGAAATGATAAGCTTTATAGAGAGAAATGTTGGTGAAATTTTCTATCTAATAGGTCCAACTCGTTTTAAAGGTATGGCAGATGCAAATCTTTCTCCGACCACAACATATGCACCAATAGCTGAAAATTTGGTTACACCTCTATACGGTTGGATGAAATATATTGAGAGAACAAAAGGAACAAATCCAGATTCAGATAAAGGTTCTGTTTTGACTCATGAATATGTGGATAGAATAATAGGTGACAGTCCATACGAATGGGTAAGTTATAGTACAGATCGCCATTACTTAGGATATGTTCCATGGGAAGCAGCAGTCTTTAATAAATTCTACAACAGACCAAATGATCGTGCTGGTCAAGCAGCATTGATAAATTGGGATACTATTCCAGGAATTAAGTATTGGCACGGAATCACAGTAGATGATTATAGAAATATTCCTTTACCCGGAGACTTTAACAATAATGATATAGTCGATAAAGCAGATGTAAAAATGTTAGTCGATGAATGGAATAAAGAACTTACTGGTGCTACTTATGATTTGAACAGAGATGGAATAGTAGGAGTTGATGATTTGAAAATACTTATTAATGACTATTACGGAAAAACCCAGTAATCACAGTTGACAGAGTGCTTTTAACTTGGTATACTTATAAACTAACCCCCACATGGTGTGGGGGAGAAATGGAGATTTTATGAAGAAGTTTGCAACTGTATTGTCTGGATTGGCAACTTCGGTGGCTTTGGCGGGTGATCCCGCCCCGGCAGCGAAGCCCGCTCTGGGCGATCTGAAGTTGGACTTTGGTGCTGAGGCATCACTGTACAACTTCAAGGGAAACGGCGGGTCGATCCTTGCCATCGTTCCTGAACTCGAAGTTCATGGACTGGCTCAGGGACTCGTTCTTTTTGCCGAACTCCCTGTGTACGGAGACGATAATCTTACCAATACCACTGGTCTTGGTGATCTTCGTCTCGGTGCTTCTGTTCGCGTTGTTCAAGAGGCTACCGATTTTGGTGCCGTTTGGCTCGATGTGAATGGCGGAGCCGAAATTCCCACTGCTGGTGGTGAACTCGGTTCTGCAAATGTGAACCCGTTTGTCGGGTTTGTTTTCGGTCTCGATGAAATTGCGAAGTCTGATTTTGACTTCACTCAAACCTTCGAGTACAAGTTTGTCGGTGGTCCTGCATTCAATCCGTACCTCGGTGGTCAGACTGATGCAGACATCATCTTCATGCGTACGGATCTCTCGGTTCCTGTTTGGGGCGATGCACTTGTTGGTGCCGTCACCGTCAAGCAGAACTACACCGTCGATCCCGGTGAGCAACAGCTCTTTGTTGGACCCAGCGTCGTCTGGAAGCCAACTGCTGCCACCACCGTTGACTTTGGAGTAGATCTTCCAGTGTGGCAAGACCTCCAATCCTTCCGTCCTGAAAACAATTGTGTTGTCTCTGGCGGGCTTACTATCAACTTCTAAGGAGAAATATTATGAACGAATCTAAAACTTGCACTGCTGGGGCTGCTCCGTGTGTTTTTTGCTGGCGTAATCCCCGTCACTGGTACTTCCTGATTGCGACTCTTCCGTTCTTTGCAGCGGGTGTTCGCTTCATTGCGGACATGCTCGGTAATGTCAGCCAGTGATCATTGATTGTTGATCAGAACGGCATGGGAGAAATCCTGTGCCGTTTTTTATGTTTATGGAATTCAAAAATCCGATTCCAGTTGTCACGCCTATGGGTGATGGATATGCAATTTATGTTCGTGATGGTGGAACATTCGAAAATGACATCTTCACAGTTGTGCTAGAAGAAGGCGGAAAAATATTGCATTTCAGATCAGATCAGATTCTGATGCATGCAAATGCGACATTCGATATTAAGAAGACTCGGGTGGTTTGATTTTATTCGCCATGCATGGGCATGGTTTTTTTTCTAATTGTATATCAGAAGAATTTCTAAATTGTATTACTTTATTAGTTGGTTTTTCTGTTTTTTGTTCACCATGAACTAAAAATTTAAAAATATATTGAGGCAAATGTTCGGATATGTAATGCATAAAATTTCTTTCTTATATATTTTTATTACGGAGAAGGACCACCACCACCGGGGGGACCGCCTCCGCCAGGGGGACCTCCTCCACTATCTGGTTCACACGATTCGCCTCCGGATGCTGGTGGAACATTCCCAGGAGAATTTGTGCCACACGCACATTCTCCAGCCCATATTTGCGGACAATCGGTCGATATACTATTAATAGAATCGGGATAAATAAATCCTCTTCCTGTTACAACATAATTATCAAAAGCTATAATATTTTCTGGTTGCAACTGATAACATTCAAAATATGTTTTTATTCCTTTGTAAGTATCTGGAACAGGAACACCATTATTCATCGTGCATTTCCAACAACATCCTACAGGATTAAAATCAACTGGAGTTCCCAAAAATTGACCATCATATATGAAAGGCCAACCTGCTCCAGGATAAAAAGGACAATTTTCTCTAGAAGAAGCCCTGTGTGTAGGAAGATGAAGTGGAGGAGGACTGTGTTCAGGGGCATCTACTCTTGGATCACAACATCTACATCCTTCCGGGCCATAATCTAGTGTGGGATTTTTACATCCAGCAGAAGCAAAACAATAACTCGATGGACACATATCAGATGTATCTGGTTGCCCTCCACCCAATATTCTATTTTGAATTTGATCACATATTTCTCTATGTGCTATAGAATTTGAAAATAGATTTGGAACTGCATTTGCTATTTCTCTTGGTATTTGTAAATTTCTGCACATATGAGGGCAAAAATTTCCATAATTACCGGTAGTGACATTTACTTTGTACAAATATGAATCTATTTTTCTTGCACATTCATATCCTCTATTCGGCAAGTATCTTTGTGTATAATACATGAATCTGATACCGTCACAATTTGATTTTAATGACAAATTACTACACGGAGTACCTCCGCCTCCAATTTCCCAATAATCTTTACAAACATCAGATCCATAACATTCTAATCCAACACAAGATGGTCCTCCTTCTGCAGCTTCTAAACATTCTACTTGAATTGGTGATGTACATTCTTCTCTAAAAATTGGATTTCCTTCTTCATCAAATCCATCTTTTATTAATATACATTCATCACAAATATTTTCTGGAACTATACATTGTTGGAGTGGACCGTTTCTTTGTGGTACTCCCATAAGACCATCTAAACAACCAAGAAAACTTCCATTACCTCTGAATCTTGGAAGATCTGGTATTTTTACATCTAAATTTATTTCTCCTGGTCCGGCACCAAAATTATATCCACCACAGACATAAGACCATCCTCCGGGTCTTGCATGCATGTAAACCCATTGTGTATCTCTCCATAATTTAAAAGCTTTATATTCTGGAGTTTCTGGTTCTTCAGATCCCGGTGCTGGAGGTAAAGGATATGGACCACCATTCCACGGATCTCTTATCAAATCTGTCGGAAGTTGTAAAGATTCAAATTGTCTACCTTGAGGATATCTTTCCATTCTTGCAGAGGGAGGAGGTACAGAAACAATGTTTGGTCTGGCTTTTAATGGGTTTGAAATGTTTGGTTCCATGATTGGATCAGGATATTCTGGGGGGACTGCTAAAATAAAAGAAGGATTAATTGCCCACCTTTTTCTTACTGGACCCAAATATTTCATTTGAGAGCAAAATTGACTGCTACAAAAAGATTCACTGCATGTGGTCGCCGGAAAAAAGTTACCACCAGTAAATTCACAATATTGAGCTGAAGTCTCACCTGCGCATGTATTTCCAACACAACAAGATCCTATATTGGGATCTCCATTTATTATTCCACCATAAGCAGGAGCTGTAAATGTATTGCCCCTTAAAGCTCTAAGTTCAGAACTAGCTTCTTGTCTCCAATCACCAACATCCAAATAACCACCAGCAGAAAGTTTTTTCATTATTTCTTGTGGGGGTGTTAGTTTTTGTGCAAATGCTAAATGTATTCTTCTTTTATCTGTTTCTGAAATATAACCTCTTTCAACTGCGTCTTGTATTTCGAAGTCAAACAAAGGAACTCCAGAACAAGAATATATCCAAAATCTAGGAGCTAATTTTGATGTATTGTATCCTAATGGAGTGCCTGGATTTTGTGGATCATCTAGCCATCCACCGACTATTCCATTAGGATCGTTATGTTCGGGATTTAAATCACAATGAGCTAATTCATACCAGTGTTCACAGTGAACAACCCCGACTAAATGCTCATAAAGTGTTCCGTTAAAGTGTTCTCGTACAGTAGCTTCAGACTGTCCTATTGTATATTCAAATTCAAGAGCAGGATTAAATTGAATGTTTCCCTCATCATAACACATGATATCCAGGAGCCACATGTAATATGGGTCTCCTTCCATCTGTCTTCTTCTGTATTTTGAAAGTCTTTTTCCTCTTGGACCAGGATCAGGAGGACCCAGCGTATCTTTTCTTTGACCACTTCCCATACATTGACAGTTATACCATGGACTGACAATTCCACCACATTCAGATGAACAAAGAGCATCATTTTCCATACCATCTGGTTGTGAACCAGTAGAATAATCTAAACAAGAATTTTCATAATCATAATTTGGATTGCCACAATCACTTCCTATTGTTTCTGTAACACTGGTTGGATCACAATAAGAACATAGTCTTGAGGTTATATTTCTTCTACCATTTGTATATCTTCCTGTTGGTTCATATTCAATTTTAAAGTATTTTCCTATGTAATTATAATAAAATCTTACATTTGATTCTTCTAATTTTGAACGATTACAACATCTCGATACAGGAGTTAATTGTCTGCAACCACCGGGCAGTAAACAAGTATAGTTAGCGTCCGGATCTCCAATAAATTGTGCCGGACTACCAACACAAAAAGGACAAATTCTTTCTCCATTATCATTAAAACAATTAGAACCACATGCTTCAGGTGGATTTTCTGGATTACAGCAAAAATAATTTCCAGGACAGCATTCCGGGCCTTCTGGAGCAGGCCAATATGGTCTTTCGTATTCAAATATCAAAGCTTCGTTTTTTGACGGACAACAACCATCACTTTGAGTTACAATATGTCCCTGCATGCATCCTTTACATTCAAGTTTATCACATTGACAACATTTACATTTTGTTAAATCTAAAGTGGGGTCTGCTTGTAATTGTCGAGCCCCTTTTCTAAACATCTTATCAAATATTCTATTAGGCTGTTGATTATAAAAATTTCTCATGATTCATCCTATAGGTTTGAACTTAATATGTATGTCCTTGACATCTAGTTTTTTTGTGGTATACTTGTGGTAGATCATATTCCCGTAGCTCAATCGGATAGAGCAACGGTTTTCTAAACCGTTGGTTACAGGTTCGAGTCCTGTCGGGAATGTTCGCGGGCGTAACTCAGTTGGTAGAGTGATAGCCTTCCAAGCTATATGTCGAGGGTTCAAATCCCTTCGCCCGCTTTCCTAAATACTGTGTCGGAGATTGAAATGAAAATTAAACTTTTACCATGGAGGTACAAAATGCTTGGACTTGGTTTTAGAACTACATCGTATGCGTTTGCGGCTGCTGCTGGTTTTCTCGTTCTTGCTGGACAGGAATATCACAAGTTTGCTTTTGCAAGTCTTGTGTGTGCATTGATTCTTGCTTATTTGAAGATCAGTGAAGAATTTGCTGATCGTCGTAACGACTGGAACAATCGTCGCGTAGATGATCTTGATGATATGATGCATCGTCATATTTCAGAACTTCAAGAGAAGAAGGCTGATCGCCAGTGATTCAAAGCCGGGGAAACCCGGCAACGCTCCCATAGATTAACCGGCTAAATCCCCGCCCTTTCAAGGCGGTGACTCGGGGTTCGAGCCCCCGTGGGAGTATTTTTCCTTCATAGCTCAGCAGGCAGAGCGTCGAGCTGTTAACTCGAATGTCGTTGGTTCGAGCCCAACTGAAGGAGCTAAAAAATATAAATAATTATGCCGCTTAGGACCGTCAGGGTGCGAGACTCCTCATTCCGGGGAGTCTCGCCTTTTAGAGATTTATTGAATTCCCTGAGCCAAAATATCCCAATCCAGCAAGAGAAGAATAAGGATTTGTTACCGCTGAAGGACCAACAAATCGTGTGGTTCTAGGAATTTCTATTGATGATGGTAATTTATCACATGATGTGTTCTCAAACCATCTCATAGAAGAATTATCAAATAATGTCATTCTAACTTGACATTGACCAAAGGTTTGATTTTCATAACACGCAACTTTATTGTTATTTTGGTATATGCCACAAGCACCAATAACAGCCGGTCCTGTTGCTGTTGTTATTGAATCAGTTCCTTTTCTTTCTTGCAATAATTCTACTCCAACCCTAAGTCCAAATGTTGCTTCTTGAGTGACTGGTTCTTCTACCGAAAGGTATTCACTTCCATCTTTGTTTGTGAAAACATCATTTACCGTATAAGTTTTATTGTTTAATTGTGTTCCAGTTATTTTTATTTTATCTTTTGGATAAATTCCAAATTTAGTGAAAGATGAAGTTTTGTCTTTAGCCAATGCATTGATAATGATGTATTCTGGTTCGTCCTTTTGTGGAGAAAGAGACAACCCAAACTGTGGCGGATTTGTGAAATAATTTGATTCATATCTGAGAATTCTTTTGTTCAGATTGTTGATTGTTACTGGGGAAGCAATAATAACATTTCCGACAAAATCCTCAAATTCATATGTTCCCCCCAAATTCGCATTTGATTCGGAACCATCCAAAGAATAAATTGCAGTGTTAATCGTGAATGTAAATCCAGCGGTTAAACCTGAAAAAAGTCCGTTTAACAATGAAATATCGGTATTATTCTGTGAATTCGAATAATCGATCAATACTTTTGTATAATCGGAAGAAAAAGAAAATGCAGGTATTGTGGAAAGATACTTATTCGTGTTCAATTCTTGAGTCAAATTTATAGTAAAATCCAATCCCAAAAAAATACCCACTCTTGTCGCCACGATGTTTGGCGATGATGTTGAATTTTGAAGATAATATTTTTGAGTATAAAACATTAAACAAGAGTTATATTTAATATTGCTGCTGATGTTGTTGTCAATGTGGTAGTTATAAATGCTCTATCAAATAGCGTGGGCAATAAAGCTGATGTTCCCGGTTCCAGAACATAACAACCGTGTAAGAGTGCGGTCACATCTGCCGAAGCTGATGATATCCTGACATCAATTGTATCGCTTGTTGTTCCGGTTCTGCAACCAGTTCCTGATGTGACACAGGAAGAACCGAGAACATTTGATATATGACTTGTCGATGTCAGATAAATTATTTCAGTTGATTTGTTCTGATACAAATAACCATTTGTGGCAAGTGAAGTTGCCAAAACATCAGTCCCGTATAGATTTTGCTTTAGAAGATTGAATATTGTATATGTTGAGTTTGTTCCTGTTATTGAATATACAAATACTTTGGGATTTGATGTCAAATTTGTTGATGACTTTGTTTTGACCGTATTTGTTCCATCGCCTATATTTTTGATCTGTTGAAGTAAAGTATTCGCTCCAGTGGCTCCACCCAGAATATCATAGACATATCGAAGCCATGTCGCAACAGTATGATACTTGGATGTTCCTGTTTCGGGAGCAACAAAGACTTTTTCAAAACTGTTAAGTAAAGATTCGTCTTGACTTTCTTTTCCATAAATTATCAATGATTCTGGTGGAATTACATTTACGGGAGATTCATCATCAATCAACACTTCAGTATTTGCCGAGAGGGAAACTGTTCCTGATACCGGAATTGGTTCACCATTTGCGGTTCCTTGAATTCTCAACACAGTTCCTGTCACATTTTGTACAGAGACATTTGACGACACATTCACTGTTGCGCTTATTCCAGCACCGACAACATTTACATTCAATGCATCACCAGAAGCACCGATTGGTGTTCCACTTGGACCCATGATTCTTGCAAAAACATGGGTGGAACCTGCAGGACCATAAACTTGTATGCTATCTGTTAGGTTGCTTAGATTCCATGATTTACCAAGAGATCCGGTAACTTGAACTCTGTCTACATCCCAATTTAGTACCTTTCCTCCGGTAACAGTGACAGTTCCGGTAATTCCTACGCTTGATCCCAGAATAACACTTCCGGTGACGGCAACGGCAGGTGCCCCAGTGACACCATACACAAAGGTTCTTATGCCGCCGGTGACATGAACTGGAGAACCGGCAGTGTTAGCCACATTGAATGAGCCTAAGCCATATACAGAACCAGTAATAGTAACGGTTGAAAGGCTACCAGTCAATCCATACACTTGCACTGGCATTGGAGATGTACTGGTAACTCTATTTACAGTTAGTTCATTTCCCCAAGCAACTTTCATCACTTGAGCATGGGCTGTAACTCCAGAGTTTGAAAAAATATCAGTTCCGATTATTGCTTGGTTTCCGTCATCTACTGCTACTGGTAAATTATTATCGTTATCGACTGCCATTAGTTTCTCCAAAAAAATTGGGAATCATACCTATATATTCCAGTAAGTTTATGGTATAATGATGGCTATGATATTAGACTTAAAGAACAAATTTTCTCGTAGCGTAGAGCTTTATGTCGAAAAATGGAATGTGTCCTATATGGACGCAGTAATAACATTATGCGAACAGTATAATGTCGAACCAGAAGCGGTAGTAAAGCATCTTTCGAAGCCAATATTGGAAAAAATAAAAGTAGAAGGTCAAACTCTTAATTTCTTGCCAAAAACAAAAATTAAGTTGCCCTTTTGACTTGCATTCCACTTCCAGTGTGGTACAATACAACCAACAAAAGGCCCGGGTAGTTCCCGGGGAAAGGAACCATTATGTCATTTAGCGATTTTAAGAAGCGTAGCAAGTCTAGCATCGACACCCTTGCCAAGAAGCTCCAAGAGGATCTTGGAACCAAGAAGGATTACAAGGATGATCGTTTCTGGCGACCGGAACTGGACAAGACAGGTAGCGGATATGCAGTTATTCGCTTCCTGCCAGCCGGAAACAATGAGGACATTCCGTGGGCTAAAACCTACACCCATGCATTCAAGGGTAAGGGTGGTTGGTACATCGAGAATTGTCCTACGGCAATTGGTCAGAAGTGTCCGATCTGTGAGATGAACAACGAGCTTTGGAATTCTGGCATCGAGAGCGACAAGAACATCGCCCGCGACCGTAAGCGTAAGCTTTCGTACATTTCAAACATTGTTGTTATTTCAGATCCGGCAAATCCTCAGAACGACGGCAAAGTTTTCCTGTTCAAGTATGGAAAGAAGATCTTTGACAAGATCCAAGAGGCAATGGTTCCCGATTTCAAGGATGAAAAGGCTGTAAATCCATTTGATCCTTGGGGGGGTTCTAACTTCCGTATGAAGATTCGTAATGTTGCTGGATATACTAATTACGACAAGTCCGAGTTTGATTCGGCATCTGCTCTCTTCGAAGGTGATGACAAAAAGCTTGAGGCTGTTTGGAACAAGCTTTATTCTCTCAAGGAGTTCACTGATCCCTCAAACTTCAAGGCTTATGAGGTTCTTTCCAAGAAGGCTAAGGATGTCATTGGAAGCGATATCCGCGAGACTTCGACGGATGACCGTACTGTGGAGGACGAGGAGCTTGAGCAGGCTCCACGGGCCTCTGGGGGCCCCAAGAAGAAGGCTGATAAGACTCCCGAGCCGGAGGAGGAGATGGATTCCATGTCTTACTTCGAGAAGTTGGCTAACGAATAATTAGCCAACAAATCCCTGTCTCCAAATAGGCAACATGACCGCCGCCATGATCGTTTGATCAATGGTGGCCATGTTGTTTATAACGACAGAACTTCCACCACCATATGAAGATGATTTTCCAGAATTTGCTGCTTGGGACTGTACTTGCATGGGTGGCGGCTCTTTTAATTTTTCTTGGGTCGGCAATGATTTGAATGTGGAGATATAGATGTTATCTCTCATTTTTTCAATTGATCTGGAGTTTTCTTTGTTTTCATTCAATGGACTGGGTAACATCTGCAACAAAGGATAATTTGGAGTTGATATGGGTTCAGAATTTGCTTTTAATTGACTGAAATTAGTAAAACTTTGTGGTTTTATCGTATCTGAAAATAAATTTGCACTTGAAACTCTGGGAATATCCAGTTTGGGAGAAAATGATTGATTTAACTCTTCTGTTGAATTGTTTGATGTTGGTGATATATTAAATTGTGTTTGTTCTTTATTGTTTGTTTTATTTTCAAAATTCTGGCGAAGATCCGAAAAATATTGATTTGTTTCTTGATTTTTTTGTGGATTCTTTATACTTAAAGAAGAATTGTAATTTTCAACTTTATTTTGTTTTATATTTGGTATATTTGATTTTGGTGTTATTTCTCTTGTTATTTCATTATTTTTAGAGAAATCTGTTTTTGTTGAATCATATACTTTAGATAACTTAAAACTTAATTTTTCATCAGAGACATTATCTACGGTGGAATTTGGTTTAAGATTGCCTTGACTCGTCAATTCTTTTATGGAAGTATTTGGTTTTGAATTGATCTGTGCCGTCGATTCCTTTATCGAAGTATTTGGTTTTGCGTTGATCTGGGTTGGCAATTCTTTTATGGAAGTATTTGGTTTTGAATTGACTGGACTAGTCAATTCTTTTATGGAAGTATTTGGTTTTGAATTGGTCTGAGTTGGCAATTCTTTGATCATCGATTCATTTGGTTTTGGAAATATTGTGGATTTATTTGGTGTATTTTCATACGCATATTTTTTTGCGTATGAAAATTGTTTTGCTTCTCTGACTTTTTGTTTTACAATTTCATTTGGTTTTGGTGCAGTCAGATTTATTGGAGCAATAGGATTTTTCGTAAATTTCTCTGTTTCATTGTAATAATTTTTCCAAAATTCACTTATCATCTGAGAGTTTGAATTTCCATCTATTGCAGGCATTGCCTTTTTATCATTTTTATTGTTACTTTTTATGATATTTGGGTTTTTCCCCATTTTTGGGGGGAATTTAGACTTTGATGGTTTTATTTCCTTTGTAGTGAAGGAATATTGTATTTTTTCTGGCATTTTTTATCTCTCATTCTTCTTTTTTTCTTCTTCCAAATGTTGCCTCAGTTGCACGACATATACTTCTCTTTCCCAAGGGATCATGCTTTCTATATCAGCCAACGACCAGTTGTAGATTTGAACCAATAAAAAGTTCAATTTGTAAAAATCACTAACACTTATGTGGCTGAGGCAAATGCGAAAAAACTGTCTATTCCATATATTTCCAATTGTCTTTCCAGACCATCTTTAGTTTTGTATGTTATCGTTTTTCTGAGTCTTGGGGTGGTTTGAAGATAATCTAAAAATTTATTGAGCTGTAGTGATGTCATGTTATCATAAAAATCACTCAATTCCTCATCAGTCAATTCGTTCTTTTTTACACTGTTATCTTTTGTTTGCAATTCGGCAAAACAAAGTTTAAACTGCTTCTTTGCTTCATCATCTTCCTCTTCCTCACACAGATATTTGAGTGTTGGATATTTCATGACCAAAACCATATCATCCGATAGTTTTATTTTTATTTCCGAATTGTCTTGTTTCGGTAAATCAAAACTTTCAAGGTTTATTTTTGAGGTCACTGTTTCTTGTGTTTCTGGACAACGAATATAGAATGTTGCATTTTCACCTATAGACTTTGCTCTTACAGCAAGAAAAGCCCGCTCTGCGTCTGCTATCGGCAAATTTTCCGGGTTTGGAATGTCATAAAAGCAGTTTTTTATGATCGTGACCAATGCATATCCCATTTCCTTTATAGATCCTGTTTGTTGGGCAATAAGAAGAATTTTTTCTTCCCTGACTGTCATTGGTCTAAATTTGTGTTTTTTCTTTGTTATCGGCAAGAATACATCATAAGTCGGAAGAGCATTTTTCAATAAATCAGAAATCATATATTACCTTTCATTTTAAGTTTAATTTGAGTCATTTCCCATTGAAGATACCACAAACGACATTGTTAATGTTTGTGGATCTGGTTTTCCAGATTCGAATCTCAGGGGAAGAATTTTTTCTAGAAAACAATTGTTATAATTGTAAGTTCTAACAGGATCATCATTCACTCTGTTATACGCTGTAATTCGGATTCTAACCCCAGGAGCATTTCCTGTTCTTATGGCAGAAAAACTGCCTGCGTCAGCCGGAATCGTGCCGCCATAAAAAAACGAACCACCGTTATTCATAAAAAAGAAAGCTCTTGTGTATTCATTGATAAATTTAAACAATTCACCATCAATTTTTTCCGGAACAAGTAGTTGAATAACAATACTTTCTCTGAATTTTACGCCAATCGGCATTTTGAAAAACGGGTTCCCTTGCCAATAATTTATGTCCAAAAATTCATAACTTGGACCAGGCAAATCAACAGCAATTACATTTTCGTCGAACACATAATTTCCTATTGCAACGGTATATCTTGAGCTGTCTTGGACACCTTCTGTGGCTATAAAAGTTTTTAACATGTCTATGGATTGGCTCATTTTATGTGTAGATCCTCTTCCGTGAGAATTTTGAATTGCCACCCATTTTTATCGCATAATATTCTTGCGGATTCCCACTTAGAATTATTTATCAAATAAGTAGCCATCTCAGAAACAAAGCTTTTCTTTTTTTTGTTTTCTGGGGGTTTAGTTTGTTTTTTTGGTTTTATCTCCACAACATAAGTCTTTATTTCACCGTTTTCATTGGCTTCAAAAAGAAAATCGGGGTAATACATACAGGGTTTCTTTTTTACGGGGCAATAATATGGAACCCTCAACTCTTCGCTGCACCATCTTATAATTGAGTCGTTTTCGTCCAGGTATTTGCAAAATTTTCTTTCCCATAATGATCTGCATATTATCTTTAGGTAATCGCCTACATATTTTGATGGATTTTTTGGTAAAAAAGAAGTTTTGTAGGGCATAGGAGTTAAAATGGGACAAGTATTTAGAATTCCAGGATCTTTAGGAAAATTATCTACGACTGCAACTCCATTGTATTTGCAATTATTTAGGAAAGAAACATCTGTATTGAAAAAATGGAGAAATATAACAAATGCTGATGTTATAGATGGCGATTCTTACATACTTCCGCCACCAAAGATAGGAATGGGACTCGGAACGCACAGTGAAAACATGGATGAAGTTCAGTTTTGGCAGGTTTCTTCGGTAGGTGACAAAGCAAGAATGATTCTTGGTGATACTGTTTTTTATGGTGTTAGTAGGGTTATAGAGGGGTTTCAGCAAAGTGCAAGCGGTTTGGCAAATTACGAATATTTGATTGGAAAATCAAGTATACCGAAAGACTTGACAGCGTTGCAATTCAAAGGAACAAGAAAAAGAGCATATAACTTCTCTTTTGAATTGTTTGCGGCGCAACAAACAGATTACTTTGACATAGCACAATGGGTAAGAACTATGCACATAGCCTCCATGATAAAATCGGAAGGTGGTGGGGATAGTTTAACATTATACACACCATCGGTATTTACATTTTCAATACATGCCGGAAGTGAAAATGGGAATGTCGGAGGCGATGTCACAAATAATTGGTTTTTTTCACCAAAACCATGCATGATGATTGGTTTCAACTCATCGGCTGTCGATTATCAAGCAATAGATGGAACCTATTCAACTCCTGCTAGAGTGGCTGTAAATATGATTTTAGCTGAGATTGAGCCGGTGGTGTTTAGTAGTGGTGTTAAATCTGTTTTTGAGGTAACATAAAAGATGAAATATTTCACTTCATTTCCTTCCACCAAATATCTGGCCCCGAATAAACAAACCGTTGAAATGGTAAATATTTTTGATCGTCCAGAAATAAAAACAAGTGATCTTGAAAGTTATAATGCAGATAGCGATCAATATTTTGTGCAAGACACAAAAACCCCAGAAGAAATGAGCAATGAAATATATGGAGACAGGAACTATTTTTGGGTTATTCTGGTTTCAAATAAAATAATTGACTTTTATAGGGAATGGCCTGTTTCCAGTTATGAACTGTCAAGAGAACTTTATGAAACAAATGCGACTTATACATTTTATACTTTATACAACATGGAAATAAAAAAGAATGATATAATTGTCAAAGCAAATAATACATCATCAATGTTTGATGATGGAAACTATGGAGTTGTTTTGGATTCAAATAAATTTTTGAGATCTTTTGATGTTCAGATGATTGCCGGGGACTTGAAAGAAGGCGATGAATATTATGTTCTGAGACCAATAGGTAAGAAATATTCTATAATATCAACTTCCACTGAAAATGAAACTCAAATTCTGAAAAAACGATCATTAAAATTAGAATCTGGAGTTGAATTTTTGAAAGCAGATGACAACACAAGAGAAAACATATTTGTCTCTCCATATCAGTCACTGGAAGATTCGTCATTGATATCAGATCAAATATCAAATTTAAACAGTGAATCTGGGATAAAAACCATACTGTATAACTATATTAACAACACCCTGTCTCCATCCGTAACTGTCGTTACATTCATGGAACAAAAACAAAGACAGTGGGTTTCTTCCAGGGTGATAAAGGCTGTTCCGAATAATCTACTGGGACAATTTACCAATGCTTACAATTCATCCGTAGAAAGGCTAGTGAATCAATAAAATGAGTGAAGTCAATAAGTTTAGATTAAAAGATGCAAGAATTCTCAGCACTCTTGATAAGAATCTCGCACCATTTCTATTAAACACAGCAGGATTTAGAGATCCTGACACAAAGACAGCTGGCGTTATGTCTCTTGAAGTAGAAGAGAGCATGTTTGAGCCAACCATAAAAGGAAAGGCATTGATAAGAGATTATAGCGGATTGGGTAATAATTTCGGTCAAGTTGTATTTCCGTATTTAGGAATCGGTGGTTATGATATTCTAGAGTTGACTTTTGAAACCGAAAAAGTAACAAATGGTTTACCAATCCCTGATGGTAGTGAAGCTAGTTACAAATTTCAATTTTTAATATACGCATTCTCGCAAGAATCTGGTGAGGCAAATTCTTTGTATGCAAATAGTACAGTACCAAGAATAATCACATTAAAACTTGCTTCACCGGAATTCGCATTGATGAATTATTTGTTTTTTGATTATTTTGGAGAACAAGATGAAAACCTAGAACTGAAAGAGGATTTGATAATACCGATTTCAAAGACAGAAAATAAAAAAGAGGAAAATAAAAAAGAGGAAGAGGAACAACAAGAGGGAGTTCCATATACAGGAGAAGGGCTGGTTCAGTTTTTAGTTAATGGTCTTAATGGTCAATTAAAAAACAACGGCTTAAATGAAGTCCCTTTAAAATACGAAGAAGCTTTGAATTGGATTTGGTTAAAAAGAAATTATAATTTTTATCCGTGGGGAAAAATGGCAAGTCCCCCAAGAATGAATCAATTGGTGCAGATGCTAGCCGAAAATGCTGTACACAAGGATTGGAAAACAAATAATACAAAAGCAGCAAATTTTTTCTTTTGGAGAACACTTGATTCTTGGAATTTTTTCTCACTTGAAAAATTGGTAAAACTCCCCCCAACAAGAAATTATGTTCTTTCTGGTTACATGAATTATGCGGAATCCATTCAGAATTTAAAATCCAATAACATATCCGAAGGATTGTTGAGAACATCCGACGAAATGGACAATTTGGCGTTGTTGAATTCTTATGCATATGGTTCAAATTATGTGTTTGTGGAACCAAAATATACCGACGATCCTTATTCAAGGTATCTTGATTCGGCAAAAGCTCATATAATCCAAGAAATAAAATATGATTACATTGAAGACGGCAAATATTGGTCAAGATTGGAACAACCGGAACAGGTCCAATTTTCTTTGTCAAGGCAATTAGCCTTCGTTCCAGGTTCACCAGCAATACAAAAATTTTCAAAAGCAATTTCAAAAAATCGCATAATCGACAAAAATTATGGTTATTTTTCTCCTGGGTTTTTTAATCGGCAGAATAATGTTCCATGGGAGTATTATGGTTATGATTACTCTACAAGACAAGAAGAAACTTTATGGCAAACTCAATTTGATATAACAGATCTTGAGGGAGATAGAGTACGCTGGCTTTACAAGGAAATCAAACAAAAACTAAAACAAAATCAAGAACTTTATGCAAAGCTGAAAAATCTAAAAGAAAAATGGAAAGTTTATAAATGTTCCATTTGTTGTGCAGGTGATATACCAGGAGCCACCCTGCCAGCAGGAACTCCAGGAGAAATTGCAAATATTCCTGGAAGCACTTTTGAGTTTAAATCGGAAAAATTTGAAAAGTCATTCAATCTGAGAGATAAAAATTTATCACAGTATGAAATAGTTGCTGCTGGCTCGTTCAGTGATGTATTGAATTACGACTCTTCTAAAGTGGGAGTTGGGATAACTTTTGAAAATGAAGAAGGGGAAATCGAAACATTTCAAAATGAATGGACCAAGAGTGGATTGACCTTGAGTTATAATTTGAACGAAAGTCCATATAATTTGAGCCTTGGGGAATTTTTTAGTCTAGAAAAAGAGCCGGATAATTTTGTAAAATACAGATTTGATCTTGAAATAAAAAGACACGAAAAATTAAAACAAATCCTAGAAAAAAATAAAATAGCAAGACAAATAAGAAAAGACAAATATATCAAAGGAGCTTCTGGATATACTGCTGCATATAAATCAAAAAATGAAGTATGTCTTCAACAGGGATGTACCGGAACCTGTTTGTGTCCAACTGAATATCCAGAAACAGTACAAAATAAAGTCAATTTGGTTGTAGGTGCACATGAAGAACTTTCTTTGCATGAAGATAAAATATATGCACAAATAGATCCAATAATTGCTAAACTTCAACATCTAAAAAATGAATTTAAGGATCTTTATTCCAAGTATTGGTCAAGAAAAGCATTTTTCTTTTCTAGAAATATAGATTTTTCTACTTTTCTTACTTCCGGAAATAATTTATTCAACATAAAAAGCATAAAAAGAACACCCATTCGTGGAAGCAAATATGAGCCATTTGCTCTTAGAAAACCTTTAGCTGGAAATATGGTTCCAGGTGTCACGGGAGCTCTGGATTATTATGGTAAACCGGTAGCAAGCCCTGTAGCAAATCCATTGTGGTCAGGAACGACATCAACATGCATGTATCCATATGAAGTTCCCCCATATGTGGATGATTTGGGGTATATGAATTCTGTAGATTCGATAAACACATATAATGGAAACGATGTTTGTGGTGTCACTGCAGTAAATGTTTACTATAATAGAGGATATGACAGCGGAGCTTTAGGTGTTGGTGGGGGGAATGCAGATTTTTGGTCTTCGTTTGAAAATCCATATTCTGCGTTTCCATACAGCGAAGCCAGTGAAGAGCGACCGAAAGGTCCTATTTGGTATAGAAACTGGTTGGTTTCATACAGAATAACAATATTAAAACCACCATGTCTGAACAGACAACCTCCATGTTTTGAGGGAGATTGCAGTTGTGATGAAATAAATCTGGATCTTCATATGCATTTTGAGGCATTTGCAAATTATAAAAATGCTGAGATTTTACAGGGAACTCCAGGAACATCTGGTTCGGTTCAAATAATAAATTATTCCCACGCACAACTTTCAAAAAATTGCGATGGATGTAAAATAAGAATATTGAATGTTGAACCTGCTTCTAGTGTTAAACTTTATCACCCGTGGGCAGCTGATGAATTGCCGGGGTTATGTGGTCCGGCTGGATCATTTAGTTTAGATGATTATAATAATTACAAAAGATCAGCCAGTCTATTTAAAAGAAACCCAGGAATAACAGGAACAAATGACTTTGATGACGGTGATCTTCCTCCTCATCTTGTCCTCGAAGGACTTGAAAGTTTCGTCAGAGTAGAATTTACTCAGCCTATAGGAGCTGAAACATTACAGGATTTTCCTGAAGGGTTTGTCGATACTCATGGAAGTGAATATTTCTTGCCATATATCGTACTGGCAACGGCAGGACCATTTGGTGCACAATCGGCAAGGACAAACATAGCAGTTATCGGGCAAGATCCTTTTGGGTTCGATTTAGCTGTAAAGAAAATAAAGAATAGAGATGATTTTGCAAATATGAATTTGATGTTTACAGATGATATTAAAGCAAAATTTGTCCCAGACGCTATAGAAAATGATCTAAATAAAAAACCGTATCCTGATCTAAGAACTCCATTTGGAACATCTTCTTCTTGGATGAAAACAAATCAAAATTCACTTTTTTATAAACCAAAAGACGGTGTTGCAGATCTTTTCGTTCCCAATGGAGTACAGGATATATTCAGGGCATCTGCTTTAGAGAGAAGTTACCCAGCTAAGACATGGTGGGATATGTGGGTATCTTTGCCTCCCATGGCTGTATCTACATTTTACAATAGACATGATGTTACTGGAATAAGTAGAGCAGCAAGTGAAACAAGTCCAGGAATATCATATGGCGGTCCTGGAGTGGGATTCTATATTGAAAATGCATTAGTAGCAGAACCTTTCCTGTATACAGGAGGATGTTCCGGTCAGAGTGGGGATTCTTGTTCTCCTACAGATAAACCATGGCCACTGTTCTTACACCCAGACACCGAACAATTTATTTCCGGTGCATTTGCATCTGATGCCGCTGTTATTCCGTTCTCGGAACTTTTCCAAACAGCAGAATTTGCAACAGGACCGGCAGGCACCACAACATTTATTCCTGGGAAAACTGCATCTGTATTGTCCAATGATCCATCAAACTATGTTTATAGAATTGCAAATTTCCCACACATTCGAGATCTTGCAGGACTTTCTGCATTGGACAGGATACCGTATGATACCATATCATATCCAGTTGGAACTTTAATATGGGGATCTGGACTAAATTCCACATACACCTATCCGGGGGGTGTGCTTTACGATCATCAACTTGTTCATTATTTTGATATTTCCAGAAAAACTCAATACGGTCTAGTCCAATTGAATTCGGACTCAATGCCGTCTTTGTTATCTTTAATAGGAGGAGTGGGCGGGGAGATAGAAAAAATTCAAGAGTACCAAAAATGGGTATCTAATAAACTCATAGACTGGTATCAAAATACCATTTTTGACAACAATTTTTCGGCTCAATTTGTTGTTATGTCTAAAGTTGATGGCGGATGTAAGGGATACCAGTGTATGAATCCGGACGGATTTACCGGAATAGCCGGATGCCCACCAACCGATCCCCTGTGCAACTGCCCCTGCCAAGGAAAAGGTCAGAACAAAGGAAAACTACTATCAACATATGTTGAACCTAGTAGTGAAATGCCAGATGAAATAGTTTTGAGACCAGACTTGATGGACATGTACGAAGATAAATTTGTAGGAATCACAAAATCTCCTCAATATTATTGGGGACAAGAACCATCATCTCTCCAATTGAAACAATTGGAAAAAACTCTTTCTGAATGCAATTTGGTAAAAAATCACCCTCAATTCGGAGAATCTTGGTTGGGTTGTGTTTGGGATGACCCAGACAGCAAATATAATTGCATATGTCCGATCATAAATAAAAATTTCCCCCTATACATGAAGTATAACAGGACAAATGCCACTTTCTGGGAAACACCATTAGAGGCACCATTATACAGAACAGCACAAATGGCACTGTTCAATTCAAATAAAATAACTATAGATGTGCCTGGAGATTTTTATCTTGTTACGGGAGATGTCGTAACTGTTGACGCTAAAAAACTTGGAACTGGCATGTATTCAAGATTTTCTGGTAAGTGGATTGTATCGACAATAAAACATCTTTTTACGGGTGATGGTCACATGATGAGACTTGTTTTGTCTAGAGAATTGCCGCATCCAAGCGATGGAGAGGGGGATTAATATATGTCATCTTTTAAACCAAACCTAGAAAGTTATAAAGATTTTGATTTTGATTTCTTTTCAAATGATGTTAGCAAAGATGTGAAAACCAGAACCGGAATGTCATCAATATCACAATCCATAAAAAATATAATCTTGACCTCTCCCGGAGAAAGACCCTTTTCAGACATAGGTTCGGATCTTTACAGTTATTTGTTCGAAAACCCAAAAGGAGACGAATTAGTTTACATAACAAGTCTAATAGTGGCTGCCATAGGAAAACATGAGCCCAGAGTTGTCGTGGAATATAATGATGTCACGGTGACAAACGAGGGAAATGGCAAACTAACAATAAATATTAAATATAGAATGGCAAACAATTTAGAATCCAACTTGGTTCAAACATTAAATTTAACTTTGGAATAGAGGAACAATGGCGGCGAATGATATTACAATCTCAGATTTAACTTTTGAAGGCATCAGAGACTCACTGATTGAGTATTTGAAAAAACAAAACACATTCAAAGATTATAATTTTGAAGGTTCTGCCATTCGAACTTTAATTGACCTATTGGCATACAATACTTTTTATTATGGTTACTATTCGAATATGATGGCAAACGAGATGTTTTTGGATACGGCTAAAATGGAAAATTCCATGATATCCCTAACCAAACCATTAGGTTATGTTGTTTACAATTCCTTGTCTGCAAAATCAACACTTAAGCTAACCGATGTAAATCCATCATATTCTTCCTTATCTGCATTTTCCACATTTAAAGGAACAAATCCGGCGGGTAGACCTTATTATTTCTACAACATAAGATCTATAGCAATAAAGGAAAGTGATGTTATAAATGGTTTATATGAAACACCTTCTTTTGAGGTGTATGAAGGAAGGGGTCTTATCAGAAGACAATTGGTTCAGGTCGATCTAACAACTCAAAGTTTTTCTTTACCTAATGTGGAGATAGATCCAAGAACAATAACCATTGAAGTCGGGGATGCGAATAGCGAAAATCTTTCATTGTGGACGAATTACTATTTGTCTCCCGATACCATTGTCGGATCAAATACCGAAGTGTTTTTTATCGAGAGAACAAAAGTTGGATATAATGTGAATTTTGGAAAAATATCTTTTGATGACGATGGTGGGTCCAGCAATGGAAAACAAATAACAGATCAAAATACGGTATATGTCTCATATCTGGTGTCATCGGGTTCAAATGCAAACGGAATATCAAACATAAAATTTGTATCTGACCCTGTTAATTCTTTGATTGCAAAACAAACAACTTTAGTAGAAATGTTGATAAATTCCAGAAACGGAACATCTTCTCCCGATTTGGATGAAATACGATTCTTCGCTCCCAAGTCATTTGCAAGCCAGGGAAGAGTCGTTACAAAAAATGATTACTATGCTGTATTGAACGAATTGGGATATGGTGCAGGAACATCCCCTGAATTTGGATATAAAGTTTTTGGAGGAGAAGAAGCGACTCCGCCCGTTTACGGTAGAGTCTTTGTGAGCATAATAGATTTGAATCCTACAGATGAAAGTGATTATACGCAACAAAGCGAAATAAACAGGATTCTATCCACACTGAAAAATAAATCTGTAGTTAGTATTTTGCCAGAATACCTAGCACCATTCACGGTCAAAATTGCTTTAACATTATCGTTGACCAACAAAGCTTCAAAATCTCCCGGAGTTGCTGGTCAAATAAGAACCTCTGTCAGAAACGCTCTTGAAGCCGAATATGGAGCGAAGAAATATGACAGGAGTTTTATAGAAATCGACATTAAAAATATAGCCAGAAATGCTTATTTGGGAACCGATGTTCCGAATGTTTTTATGGATATAATTATATCAAGTCCAAAAGTGCCAGATGCTCAGGCAAGAAAAATAAATTTGAAAAATCAAATAAGTTCGGTAAAAATAACAGGATTTGACGATCCAAATTATTACGCACAAGACAACGGCAAACACATATATTTGTATCAAAAAACGACTCTTATATCCAAAGATCCTATAGGTGAAGTTGATTTGACTAATGGAATAATAAGCATATATCCGAATGTCACCTCAAATGAATTGGTATTTTCAGTTAAAGTACCTGATAATAATTTTACGGCAAAAGACGAGATTGTATCATACTTAGACACCACAAACGATTTAAAGATTAACATCTAATGCTACTTTTTTTCAGAGGCGCAACATTCCCCACACCCACCGGCATCTTTCAAAAGATGCAGGCAAATTCTGCTTCAGCACTTGATATTAAGAAGCAAAATTTCAATCCGGTACAAGTAAAAAACCAAATACCTTTTTGGTTAACAAAAGAATCTTCTAATTTCACAAGATTTTTACAACTGTATTATGATTGGCTAGCTAATTCTTTTGGTTATTCGGGTGCAAATGTGATGGACATCGCCAAATTATTCGATGTCGATGAGACACCAGAATTTCTATTGCCGAATTTCGTGAAAAATTATGCTCCTGATATACAGGGAATTTATAATATTGATCCGGAAAACAGGCCAACACCGGAACAGATAAGAAGAACAATTAAAAACATCAAGACTGAATTGTATCAAAGAAAGTCAAACGAAGATGCATTCAGGACATTGATGTCATCTCTTTTTGGAATTACTGCAGATACGATCAGAATCAGTTATCCAAAAAGAAAATTGATGAGATTGAACGGTGGTAGATTAGATTGGATGATAAACACCGATTATTATGGTGTGACGGGAGAATATTCACAAGACAGATATACCATGGTTGGAAGCCACTTGAATCAAGGAGTATTGCCGGATTCAAACATGTGGCAGGATTTTTCATATGTTTTGAGTTCTGAAATAGACGATTCAAATCCATATTACGAAGCGGTTGTGAAGGAAACATTACATCCTGCTGGAATCCTTGGTCTATATGAAAAGATAGAACGATATTCGGAGGGTGATTATGAACCCGGTCCAATAGAAAATTATGAGATTCCTAAAGTGGCTAATTATTATCCTTACAATTTACAGTCAACAGCAACATTACCCAGATGCACTGGTTGCACAGGAGAATTAAGTTTTAATGGCTGGAAATATCCAACCTTTGAATATCCATCTTGGGATCTTGAAATATCAAGCAAAACTCCTGTAGATTTTGGAGATATAACATTGAATGATTTTTTTACACTGTCTCCGGTTGAAGGACAAGTTTGGCCAAATGATGAGATAGGAACATCTTGTGTTATTTCTTGTGGAGAAAGTGGTGATATAGAATTTAAATACTCTATAAACAATGATTTGACAGTTTCTGAACAAAGTGAAATAGACAGCAACAATGTGTTCTTTGAAAAGGCACAGGAGTAATCAAATGGCATTTTTAGAAGGTTTAACTTTAGCAGAAGTAAATAAAGCAATACTTATTGAAAATACAAGCTCGACAAGATTCAAACAGTATTTTTTGATTACTTATGATATTACCACTGGACAAATAGAAGCAGAAAAAACATTATCTAATGATTTTCCTCAGGGGGCTAGTTTAATATTTGCATATTCAGATCCAGGAAAAAAAGTGATAATACTCACTGGTGAAAGAGTAGTCAATGGAATCTTCGAGTCCGAATCAGTTTCAGCAACATTTGATGTTGGGTTCCAGCCAAATCAATATCTTTCATACACAAAATATCCAGATCAGTCGTCTTCATATTCTGATAATTATGTGATAAGAGGAACTACATTCTCTTTTGATGTTATTGAAGAAAATTCGGCAACAGAACCAAAAACATATATTTGGAATTATGGAGAAGGAATAACATTTTCAGGAAGAACTGCAAATACTCAAATAATTAGATTTGACAGAGTTGGACCGAAAACAGTTGGACTTACCATTTCAAATATTTTTGGAGAAAATCAATCTAGCATAACATTTTTCCCAATATCCACTCCGATATTTTCAATTTCAGCTAATCCTACATTTGGTGATGTCAGAATAACCAGACAAATAGGTCTGACTGCAAGTATTGTTGGATTGAATGGTCATTTATATGGTGATATTAACTTTACTTGGCAAATAGATGGTCAAACATATTCTGGAAATGCAATAAATCATATTTTTGGTTCTACTGGAACCAAAGGTGTAACTTTGATTTATGGTAGTAAAATATTGACAGGATTAAGCGGTTCGACATATGGTCAATATGTTGTTCTTCAAGAAGAGTTTCCGTTGTATTATGAACCCGATTTGATGGTTGCATTTTATAAAAATGAACCAGAGTATGCCTATTACGCAAACGAAATGAAAAAATATGGCTCAGCGTACAAATATCTAAGTCCCAGGGCTACTGGTGGGTATGCGACATGCACATACAACGCAACCATCGCCACTTTTGAATATTTTTCTGATGAAGAAAAAGCCATGCCTATAATGATAAATGCGGAATATCCTTGGCTGGAGATACTTTACAGAAAAAATAGTTCTGAACTGGATTCCAAATGGATTACCGATCCTACAGTTGTTCAAGAAGCTCAAAGACAAGGTGTGACATTAACCGGTTTGACTTTGGCTGGGTACAAGGAAATAGCAGTGAGATGTTGGACAGATATTGTTGAGAGAATGCGAAACAGAGGCTGTCCAAAAATGATTCACTATGCCTCAACTGCCCAAGCATTTTCCGACTATACGGGAGTTCCTGTCGGAATGCTGGAATATGGTCCTTTACCCGGTGTTACTGAAACTCATTATTGGTATCAAGCCAATTCGGTATACAATCCAACAATGAGAGAAAACTTCAATACCAAGATAAATGAAAATTCATATGGTGCTATGGCAAGAGCACAATCAAATGCAGATGCACATGGAGCGGCTGCTTATTGTTTTGTTCCTAATTCAGCAAGAGGAATTTGTGGTATTTCTTCTTGGTCTTCAACGGACATAGTGTTGAGAGGTTACAGTGGTGGAACCAGCTTTACTAATGCTACAGATTTTACCCAAGCTGTATTGGAAGACGCAGTAAAGGTGACATCAGCTAAGATGTGGCTTGAATATTACAGAGCATGTAATGAAAGTGTTTCTTTAGGTTTTATGGCTAGAAGAGATATGCCACAAAAAATAGCACCTATTGTAATATACAGTATAGAATCTATTTTCTTGTTTGCAAATCCCGGTGGGGGATGGAGAAGTCGTTATAAATGGCATGGATCTCAGAACAAAGATCCAGAAAAAACAGCTGAAAATGAAATTGCTGCAATATTCAGAACTAACAGTAGAATAGATTATACAACTTACGATGAAATAAAATTACCGGATGAGATATGGATATGGGACGCAAGAAGATATTATAATTTAAATATACCATCACAATTCTTTGATAACCCAAGTGTTGTGACCAAAGACAAAGTGGAATGCTGGATGATGAGAAATGCACTCGAACGAGAATTTTTTGGAAGACCGCAATTGAGTTCAGGAAATACTTTATGGTATACCGCAAGCACTGGGGACAACATTACATATTACAGAGATAATTCTTTGTCCAATTATTTCTGGAACAATATATCTAGTGTATGGTGGGGGTTTAGTGGGGGAACATTCACGAATATGTTGCCCTCACCTTGTAAACTAGATCAAACTTCATCTCTGGCACCTTGGTTGAATTTTAATCAAACAATTTTCAGAAATGATGTATTCAAAGCAATAAACCATAAGTTGAGTACAGATTCATTGAATTATATCATAAAGGCTAGGGAAAAGCTAAACGAAATATTCCGGTAAAAGAAAAACCCCGCCGAAAGGCGGGGTTTTTTTACTTCCCAAGCTGAACTTACTTATTCCAAGGGAATTTTGCACTTACCCATTTCCAGAGTGCTGGACCGATGGCTGCTCCGGCAACAAAAACAAGTGCGGTGTAAAAAACTTTTCCGAGTGTGTCTGCGAAGAAGAATTCCATTTTTTGCTCCTTTGTTATGATCTGTCGTATTTCAGTGTTCTTGTAATTCTGTTGTATTTTCTTTCAGCACCAGCCGGACGAACATTTTGCTGAACGGTTGTGAAAGTATAACCACCTGCAGTTTTACCCATTGCATTTATAAATCCAGATTTGATCTGGCCATTAATAACTGCTTGGCTCTTTGTAGCTTGTGCGGTGAAAATAACAGAATCAATGTTTGAAGGGGTGTTTATTTCTACCTTATCAACACCTAATCCAACATTTGTGCTAGTTCCAAAATAAGTTCTATCAGTTCTGGCTGGCTGAATTCCATCCACTAAAATTATTTCTGCAGTCAATCCTGTAGTAATCAATGAACCTCTTTCGACTAATACTTCATCCCATTGACCAGAAGTGTAGAAAGTTGCGGTTTGTCCATCCATGTGTGCAAATTGGATTGATCCAGATGGAAGATTATTGATTGATATTTCTGCATTATTTGCGGTTAGTCCAATGTAAAGTCTGTCCACAATTAGATTTATTGGGCCTGTAATACTACCGAAAGAATAGCCTAGATTGGGGGCACTCAAGAATCTTTCACCATATCTTGGTTCTATTGTAATTGTGATTCCTTCAGCCCAGTTTTTTGCAGCACCTTCTCCTGTATATCCCGGCCAATATTTGAAACCAGAGGAAATACCTATTAAGCAAGCAGAACGAGCAGTTGCACCAAAAATGACCGTATCGCCACCGAAAGGCCAAGTTGTAGCTAGTGCTCCTGATACCGTGTTTGTTAAGAAATGACCGAAAGTGTGACCCCATTCATTAGCGGTTGGACCAACTCCACCAACTTGTGTGACACCTGCCCAGTAGTATGTCGCCATTTAATGACTCCTTGTTAGATATGACTATTTATGTATATTTATGTATTTGTCAGATCTACAAGCTCACACTTATCTCCTGTACAGGCAAAGGTCTGAGTTCCTTTCGTAGAATCCTGCTTTTCATAGCTAGAAAGCATACTCCAATCGATATTTTGTGGCATTTTAGCCAGCAAAGCCTCATATTCCTCTTTAGAGCAGTCCTGATATGGTGCTTGACGGTAACTGTGGTCTGAGTGTGGTAGGAATGAAATTCCGCTGATTTCATCAAAATGTTCATATACCCAAGCACCTACCTCCATCCATTCGTGCTCTTTGACAGTCACTGTGATCGATGGCTTATGCTCACACCAATGGCGTTGATAAGTTAACCAAAGTTCTAGCTGTTCGATCGCATCCATGTCGTTTCGTGTCACAGATCCAACCGCCTTCATCGGGAATGAGAACACCATGACGCTATCGGGCTTCATGACACATGGCTCATGGGGGAAACCAAGATCAATCATCATCTTGCAGAGAGGATCCTTTTGGTCTGCACGCACGGTACGAATATAGTATTCGTTGTGACGGGCGTGAATACCGGAAGCCGCGTCTACAAGTTGAGAAACGGTTCCGCTAGGCTTCACACAAGTAATAGCCGCAGCTTGATTAATTTTGATTTTCTTAGCCCATTCTTTGTTCGCATCTATAGCAATCTGACGCAAACTACCAAGGAATTTCTCAAGATGTTCATTTCCACCATACATCATAGGATTGTCCATTATCCCAGTCAAAGAAACACCAAGCAAAGCCTCCTCTTCACAGTTTCTCTTCCACTCTGAAGAGAGGTATGGAAAATGAGTCAATGAAGCCTGAAAAGTTCCGAGAATAGTTGCAAGACGAACCTTTCTCTGAAGGCTCTCTGCGGTATCCTCCGGGCGAACCACGACTTCGGTGAGATTGCAGAACTCACGATCGCGCAGGATTATCTCTGAGCAAGGGTTGGTCCCAAACTCGTATGAGGCATCGCGGCGTTCCCCAAGGCGTTCTACGGTCTTACGGGTAGCCTCACGGTTGAAGATACCACGCTCGCCGCTCTTGCTCTTGTAGAGGGACAGCCACTCTTCCATGAATGTTCCGATCTCAGGCTTTTCCTTATATGCTACAGAGTTATTTGCAAGGGCGCGTTGCGGGTTCGCTTCCCACCATGCACCACTCTTAGCTTCCCGCATTCTTTCGTCGGTAAGGTTAGATAGAGAGATAAGAGCGGACCTACGCACTCCTCCGACCACGACAATCTCTGCAACTTTACAAACGATATCATGGCATTCGATTGAGGTAAGTTTACGACCTGCGGCTCGCTTAAAAGTATCGCAGGTGAACTTAAAAAGGTCCTCCAGTGGTCTTGGTCCTGAAGCCCTACCACCAAAGGTTTTGAGTCTGGAACCAGCAGGGCGAACTTTAGACATGTCCCATCGTGGAATTTGACCTCCAACGAGAAGGGATACAAGTTCCTTGAAAGCCTTAGCCCAACCAGCCTTAGAGTCTTCCACAGCGATTGTTGTATCGCTCTGGCTGAAATGTTCAGCGATTGTAGGAAGCTTCTCGACATATTGGCGTTCCACGGAGAAACCGACCCCGGTTCCACACATGAGGATATATAGAATTTCATCAAAAGCACGAAGACGATTCATTGCAACATAAGAACAATTATACCCAGCAGTGTTGTCGCGACGAAGTGCTTCTCCTGCGGTCATCAATGCACGCATTGAAGGCATGATCTCAAGGTTAAGAACAGCATCCTCTAATTCCTTGCGAAGAGCCTTAGTCAGATGATAACCTTGATTCTCCTGTAGATGGTTCTCGAAGAAGTCAAAATATCTGCCAACCGTCTCTTTCCAAGTTTCGCGTCTATTTTCTTTTTCGAGCCATCTTGAGTATCTTGAAAGATGGATAAAATCTTGGTACAAAGTTGGTAATGACATATATTCAATCTCCTTTATGATTAAGACAAGTTGTATTTATTTTGCTGTTAGAACCTTCCACGACTCTGGGAAAAGTTCTGATATAATATCGGATATAGAGGTAGAATATTCACGGACTTCCCACTGTGCATGGGGGTCGGAACGCAGTTTACAGACTCTCGCATAGGCGGCTAGGGAGCCTGTCCAGAACCATTCCGTGTATGTACCCTGCGGAAGTACGAACCGAGCCTGCTCAGGTGCCACGCCCTTTGCCAGAAGGCTACGGTAGATCCCAAGAGCATGTTCAGTAGCAGAATCGTAACCCAGATTACAATAGTTGTAGTTGTCATTGTACTCCATGAAATCTTCTGAACCTTGCTTGGCTCCGTTGGTGGGCTTGTCCCTCCAGCGAGGGTTATAGACTTCGGGTTCTTCCGTCACATAACGACGGGAAATTTCGTTCTCTACAAACCCAACCTTGTGCTTGAAAAGTTGGGTACGAATGGAAATTGGTGCTTTGATACGAAGGCAGATTTGAGGATGTGCAAAAGGTGTCCAGTGTTGATGCTTTGCAAGATAAGAAATAAGTTTCTTGTCCTTTTCCTTCAACCTGAAATTGTATCTGTGTTCGGTTATAGATCGACTATCAACATCAATCTCTTCCTTGATATCGTAGTCAAATTCTGATTCCTTGGCGAAAGACACGCGAGCCGCATTGACCACCAAGAGATCTGATCCCATGTGATCAACATACTCTACATGTCCCTTGTCAAGTACCCGTATCTTCGTTTTCGTTAGATTCGTCGTCATAGTATAAAAATTTCACATTATCTGTTTCTGCAAAAGACTTTGCATAGTCAATTGCAAGTTTCCATAATTGAGGATCTCGTTCTTTCACATAACTCGAAAACAATGACATAAAATCAAGAAGAGCATTTGCTAATTCATCACTTACTTCGTCATCTAATGGTTCTTCGTCTGGTCTTTCGTCTTTTTCCATTGTGTCAACCTCAGTGTTGCTTCCATTCCGCTGAACGAGTATGTTTGAAGCATGTCAATTATACCAGAAACTTTCATGCCTGCCAAGACCATTTCATTGATATCCTTCTGTTTGATGCAGGTTGGAAGAATCGCAACTCTTCGTCCCTGATCGATCAATTTTTCCATCGCAGAAACAACATTCTTGTTTCTTGGTTCATTGTCCAGAACAAATATCAATTCCTTGTCCTTCAGAGTAGAAGGTACTTTATCTATGGTGGACAGACCTGTTGACGCGACACAATTAGGCAAAAAAAGCGAGTCGATCGGACCTTCGACCACGAATACAGGATTCTCCAGTTTTTGCCACAACCCATACCACTTGTCAGAATCTTCTTTCCCACGAATGGTAATATAGCGAATCTCGGCATCCTTTTGCAACGATCTGCCTTGTACGGAAATAATGTTGCCTTCAGAATCATAAAAAGGAATTACAAGTCTAGATTCCTTCTTGAGATTAACTTCAGGATCTATGGTTTTTGCAAATTCTGCAAAGTCTTCTGCATAAAGAAGTTCATTCCATTTCTCGTCGGGTATCATTCGAGAAATTGCAAACTTGACGGCAGGATGTTCTTTAGGTAAATCTGGCAGTCTGGGAAGGACAGATTTCTCAGAATCTAGCCGTTTAGGAAGGACAGTTTTCGGTGGAATGACCACAGGTCCAGTACGACCCACATGAGCATTCTTTTCTTTCCACTGCTCATAGGAGTATTCCTTGAACACAGAAGCATCCATGTCCTTCAGGAAGAACCCAAAGGACTTGGCTGCACCACAATTGTGGCAGAAGAAATACCACTCACCCTTCTTCAGAATGAAGAAGCCGCGTGCCTTAGTCTTCTTTTTGGAAGAATCTCCACACAATGGACAGGAACAGTTGTATAGTCCAGCTCTCTTTCTTTTGAAGTTCTTCAACCTGCATGAGATCATATTGATGTATTTTTCATCAATCCATGTCATTAATGTAATCTCTCATCGAAATAGAATGATTCCAATTTAGTTTTGATTTAATTTTAATTGTGTTTGCGTTCGTTATTTTTGCTTCGCCTTTTCTTGGTGGAATATAAATTTTATTCCCCCCGATCATATCTGCTATTTCATTTATTGAATATGAATTTCCAGTGCCTAAATTATAAACTTCCCCATTTTGTCTTTCATGTATCATCATTCCGCGAATTAGAGCAGAACATATATCATCTACATGAATAAAATCTCTTTTTTGTGTTCCATCTCCAACTATAGTTAAATCTTGTTTATTTTTTTTCTGTCTAAGGAATATTCCCATGATTGGAGCATACTGTCCTTTTGTTGGCTGTCGAGGACCATAAATATTAAAACCTCTAAAACAAACGGTATCTAATCCATACAATGAAGAATATAATTTACACAGTTGTTCCCCGAATAATTTAGAATATGAATAAGCATTTAAACAATCTGGAACATCTGTTTCTGTTTGGATTTCTTTGGATTGCAATCCATAAATTGCGGAAGTGCTCATAAAAACCATTCTGTTAATTTTATTTTTACTCGATAGTTCCAAAATATTTTGAGTTCCCATGACATTTGTTTTTATGCACAATGAAGGATCTTCGATACAATTTTGAATACGAGCTTCTGCCGCTAAATGAAAAACACCATCTAAATAATCGGTTTCAAATATAGTTGAACAAATAATATCATTTATATCACAATGATAATATTTTGCTTTGATGTTAAAGTAAAAATTTTCATGAGCATCTGAACTTAAATTGTCTATAACAATCACTTCATGATTGTGTGATATTAATTTGTCAACTAAATTAGATCCAATAAATCCGCATCCACCTGTTACTAGAAATTTCATAATACTAAATTTTCCAATCATTTACATTATTTTTTTGATATTTTGTTTCAATTTGAACATCAAATCCTTTACCTGGGATTGTTTTTTCGCTAATATTTGCATTTAATATCCCAGAATGGGCTGATTTTGGGGCATCCTTGAACTTCATCATAGACCGATCCAACGATAGGATGAACTTGCGGTTCGACATACCGTCATTGTAGCGGTTCTTAAGTTGCTTCACAAGGATCTGCTTTACTTCTTCCAATTCTTCGGTGCTGATGAGGGCGAACATGAAATCCGCAGTCATAGGCAGACCAAAACTGTCTGAAGTCTCTGACATGTCGATGTCCTGATTCCCGAAGCCTTCTCGGTTGGTCTGTGTGGCAGTCCACAGGGGGAGACCGTATTCCACAGCCAAACCACGGAGTTCTTCCGCGATCGACTTGACATACATGTATGTGTTGACCCCACCACCCATCTTGAAACGAGAACTGGCGCAGATATTCAGGTAGTCCACGAAAAGCACATCTGGAACAAACTTCTTCTTCAGACGCAACTCCTCAAGCAGGGCACGGAAATGATTCACCGTTGCCGTGGCTGTCGGATATTCCTTGATGATGAGTTTACCCTTGACATTCTCTCGGATGGATTCCATCTTCTTGTCGTAAAGTTGCTTGGGAATCTGCTTGAGATTATCAAGAGAGATGTTCATCAAGTTAGCGTCAATGCGTTCTGCAATACGCTCCTCTGCCATCTCGCAGGTGATATAAAGGACATTCAGATTCTGGGTCAAGCAGTTTGCTGCATGGTGGCACAGGAACATCGACTTGCCCACGCCGGTAGGGGCAATCACGACATTCAGAGTCTTGGTTGGTGTCCCACCTGCGGTGATCGTATTCATCATTTCGAGATCAAAAGGAATACGCTTTTCCTTGGTATGGTAGAATTCAAATCGAGTCTCTGCATCATCGATATAATCGTGACCGATGTGGGTATCAAAGGAGACAGCAAGGGCGTTAGACAGAATCGTAGGGATAGCCCCCTTGGTCTGTGTCTTTGACTTACCATCGATGATGTGAATAGATTCCAGTACGGCATTGTACAATGCACGATCCTTGCAGAACTTCTCTGTCTCGTCTACAAGCCATTTGTCATCCAAGCTTTCATGCGTACCAAAGACTGTTTCAGTCAAACTCAGGCAATTCTCCAAGACCCCATCATCAAGATCAGTCTTGTCACCAAGAATGATTTGGACTGCTGCCTTGGTGGGAAGAGAATTATACTTGTTGGTGTAATCTGAAAAGATAGAGAACAGAATCTTGTTCTCCTTGTCTGTGAAATAGTCCTCCTTTAGGAAGGGGAGGACTTTTCGCACATACTTCTCATTGTGAGAGAGCTGTTGTAGGATTGTATGTTCAATCATTCTTTCATTGTACCAAGAAGCATCAAAAAGTCAACACAATCGTTTTTAGTTTTTTAGGTACACTTCTTTGAATTTTTCCATCACTTTACTTGGCTCGTAGTCTCTGTATGCATTCCAATCTTTTCCATTTATGTCGGCGTGAGATATATTGGAAAGTATATTTGAAATATCTTCTTTGGTATTGTAATAAATGCCTTTTTCTTGGAGTATGTCGATATGGCTTCTTTCTCTGGAACCGAACCAAGTTATAACTGGTTTATTTCTTATTGAAAACTCACCACAAGCCATCCCAAAAGATTCTCCTACAGTCCTTGCGTGCAGCATTGCATCGCATGTGTTTATGAACTTTACCTTGTAATTGGCATCTGTGGAGCCGGGAAGGAATATCACTCTATCATGATCTATGAATCTTTCTGTGTATTGAAACACAAACCAAATGTCCGATCTTTTGTCTATGATTTCCTTGATCGCTTCTTTTACGAAAGGAATATCGAATGTCTCAAAACCCCCATTCCTACCGAACACAAAAGCATCAACAGGTATATTCAATTCTTTTCTTAGATTTTCTTCCCCTGCTGGAAGGTGAACTATGTAAGGAACATAAGGTATTTTGTGATCAACCAAAGAAGAGAGCCAACGAGAACCTGTAGCAAATACATCTCCATGGACATCATTCATGGAACAGATCGCAATAGCGTTTACAAGATTTTTGCAAACCGTTGATATTACACCATCCGGTCTTCCACCCTTTTCCATGAAAAAATAATCACAAGCATTGTCTAGAAGGATATTGTCTATTTGAGAGACATGATCATAATGAAACACATTTCCATTGAAAGTGTTTTTAAACTTTTCGATCACTGTTTCATTGTTTGCACTATGTCTGGAATTGTATAATATTATTGGCTCAATTTGCAATAATTCTCTTGCCCAATATGCCCAATTATAAATGGCTACTGTAGTACCGAATAAAGACAAAGCATTATCATGAAATGCAATTTTCATTATATTTTTCCAATTTTATGAACAATAAATCTTGCTGAATTAGTGTATTATTGGGAGTGATTTGATTTTCTATTACGCAATCTACAACAAATCCATTTTTGTCCATAAATTCGACTACATCTCTTTGTGAAGGACATCCTTCATTGTAATTTGAAATATCTGTTTCTGCCAACACTAGTTTTGCATTAGATAAGGTTTTTGGACAACTTTTTAAAATGTCCAATTCACTTCCTTGTGTGTCTAATTTTATAAAATCAAACAAAAAATTTGCAAAAGAAGATTTTTCTAAAATAGAATCTAGTGTATCGGTTTGTATTTCTTGAACAAGCAAATTATCTCCCTCATAGCAGTGTGTATTTTCTTTATATAAAGAATGTCCTGTGCCCGTAGAGTCATTCTTCATTCTATAAAATTTTTTAATACTTTTGGAATCTGATGGACAAGAAATAATATAATTTAATCCGAGCTGTCTTAAATATGGTTCACAATCGGTGTTTGGTTCAATGCAAAGGACAAACATTTCAGGAAAAATAGACTTTATTTCTGTTGAAAATTGTCCAATATTTGCACCAATATCTAAGACTGTTTTTACATTGTGTTTTGCTATTTGTTGATATAGTTTTATTGTATTTTTCATTTTTCTCCCTATTATATGGCAAATCCAAGCCAGTTTGTGTTGTTTTTTGTAAAACCAAGACCAGTTCTTATAATTCCAAAATGATAATTAAATCTTTCTATGTTAAGTTTATAATCATCTGCAAATTTTTTGTGATTTGTTTCTATGTGCCAATGTCCTATTCTCATGTAGTTTTCTTTTAACCATTCATAATATTGGCAGCATATATCTTTAATAGAATTCTTGTTACCGATTAAAATTTGATCTGTGAGACCCCCATGGTCACAATTTTCAAACCAAGGAATCATCACTTTCTCATCAGATTCTTTTACCTTGGATTTGAGATATTCTATGGGAAGAGGATCTGGAGTTTCGTGGTCTTGATACCAATTCCCGTAAGGATTTTCTGGAAATTTTCCCAAAAAAGTATCTACTCTAGTTTTAATCACTATATCATAATTTATTTCGGTTTTGTCTGCGTATTCTCTAAAAAGTTCATACACTCTTTTTGTTCCATGAGCTATGGAAAAATTTGCTCCGATATAATTATTTTGCTTTGTTATTTCTCCAACTGGACTAGAATCATAATCCTGAACATCATAAGAAACCACATTCATGTTTTCAATTAATTTTTCTATTTTATAAACATCAGATGTGAGTATTTTAACTTTATTTATATTTTCCCACGCTGTTTTATTTTCTCCATTCCATGTATGACAAAACACATCAGTAATATTTGAATCGTAAAATTCTGGATGTTTTCGTTTCCAGTCTTTTATTGCCATATCCAAAGAACGCAGATGTCCAGAAAATAAAAGTGCTATTTTTCCCATTATAAATTCCTAAAAATTTCTATATCATTTCTTACAAATGAATGGTGCGATGCTCCATATTTATCTGGAGCAAACGGATGATTCATGTCAAAATACATCATATGATCAATTAAGTCTAAATTTTTTATATTTGCTCCAAAAACAGAATGTCCATCTATATTACCACAAATATTGATTAGTTTACTTATGTTCAAAATAATAGAAGAATGTTTTTCGATATTAGACCCTGAGCCTATAGTAAAAACAGGATTTTGAACTCTGAATCCATTTGACATGTATGTGCTTTTATTAAAATCTGATTGATATATTTTTGTATTATCCAATACAGAAAAATCTATTTTGACATTAAGTGCCACATCAAATCGTGTAGATATAACCCAATCATATTCTATTTTATTTTCGAATTCATATTCTTTTCTTTTTAAATCCGAAAAATATAAACTATGATAATGAGAATAATTTGAATAAACATATTGATCTGGAGTTGATCCATCTTTGAACTTTTCCACTAAATTTTTATTTAAAGTTTCTTCAAAACTAAATGCTTTTGGGTGATATAAATCAATAATTTTTTGTTTGAAGTCACTCAGAGAGGAAGAATAATCCCATGTATGAAAAAACACATCAACATCGATGTCATTTCTATGAATAAGATTTTTATTTTGATATTCTATTGATAAAGGAGAGTATTCTGAAAAAAGACAAAGACCTCTAGCTTGGCCATGTAAACATAATGCAATTCTTTTTTTACTCAAATTATACTCACATTTTCATTATGAATTTTTATTGATTCTATAATTTCATCTTTATATTGGGCAGTTCTTACTATAACAATAGGAGCTTTTTCTTGTTTTATACAAGATGGATTATATATCATCAAATTACTCCCATAAAGAAATTTTCCTATTTTATTTTTATCGTTATCTAATACTCCTAATAAATTTTCTACATTTAATCCATATGCAATCAGCATTTGAGTAAATATATGACCACCGAAGCAATAGACTTTTTTTCCCTTTATCTGAGAATTTATGTTAATTACATCTTCCACTAAATTTTTTACGAATGTTTCGTATACATTTTTAGCTATTAATTTATCATAAACTAATTCTTTGGGTTCATTTATTTTTTTAAGTTTGTAAAAACAATTGTGCCGAGAAAACTCATGGATATCTACAATTTCCAGTCCGGCTATTTTTGACATAAGGTTCATGTAAGCGTGACTGATATAATATGTGTGCTCAAAATTTAATGCATTTAAAAAACCATCCTTTAATTGCTGTTCAATATTGGGTACAGAAATAATTATAGCACCGTCATCTGTTAACATGTTTTTTATTTTTAACAGTATATCAACTGGATTATAAAAATGTTCTAAAGTATGGGAAAGTATTGCTACATCATATTTTTTGTCTGTTTTAACATTTTCAACATAATCCTTAATTATTTTTATTTTTGAATTTGTTTTACCATCATACAACCCAGCAGACAAATCACAAACAGTATATGATATAATTGAAGAATTTTCGCAAACTGCATTTGCTATCTTCATATTTGCTCCGCCAATGTCTATAGCATTTTTTGGATTATTAAAAACGATATAATTTGACAACTCTTGATTATGCAATTCCCATGTTTTTCCTATTGCTGGGTTGTGTGGTTTTTTATAAAGAACTTTTGGATCAATAAGATTACTTAATTGAACACATCCACAATTTGAACATGAGGAAAATTCCATGTTTTCATATAATTGAATTTCATCTTTATCTCTGATTCCCATATAGACAGGAAAATCTTTTATTATATGAAAAAATTCTAAATTTTCTTTGCATAATGCACAATTTGTCCTTCTTATCATTTTAAATTCCTTCACATACTAGAAAAATTATCATACAATTGATTTCCTAACGAATCCATTTGAGCAAAAAATTGCTTACTGAGTGTAATATTTTTTTCTGTGGTTTCTGGACAATAGTCCTGATTTGGGGTTTCTGTCGAAACATACAAATTATTCCAATATGTTGGGAACTCTTCCCAAAGATCACCTTGCCCAATCAAATCCCACACCCGAGTTCCAATCGTTGGAACAGTTTTGTAATAAACCGAATCCTTTAGACCCTTAATAGTTCTCATGCTGCCGGTAATTATGGCTTGATGTTTTTTGAATTTTTGGTCAGAAAGGTATTTAAGATGTGAATTTGCATCAATTCCTGCTTCTTCCATTCTACCGGGAATGATGCTTGCATAACATACATTATCATAATTTAATGCTTTTATAATTGTTCCGCTGTCTGAAATTCCAGTAACATTCAAATACAAATTCTTAAATTCTCCAAATGGACCTTTATTCCAAAAAATAGGTCTATCTGTTTCTCTTAAGATATAACTGAAATGCGGTATTTTCAATGCTATTTTACTTTTACCGGTATCGAATTTTGAAATAAGATTTGCCCATTTAATTATATCAGAAGGACTCATAAAAGAATTTGGAACTTGAACATAGATTAACGAATTTCCACCACAGATTTCATCCATGGTATCGCTCATGGTCTTTACCAACTTCTCAAGCTCTGCCACTGTATGACAGTTAACTTTGGCTAGGGCGTTTGGATTTGTTGTTATGCCCAAACAAGATTTAGACGATATTTTCTTGCCTAACTTGTCCCATATGCGTCTGATTGCTTCGGTATCTGCTGTGTCAAAGAAAAAGGCTGGAAGTGTAGTTTCTGTTGTATTCATGTTTAAGGATTCTCCGCCGTTCTGTCTCCTTTTATGAGACGGTCTTTAATTGCTTGTATTGATGTTTTCCAATCGGTATGACGATGAACTGCATCATCGATAAAAAGATCTGCGTGTGGTTTACTCCACCAAATTTCATCATATGGAATTTGATGTTTTTCTAACCAATCAAAAAGTATTTTTCCTTGTTTAGCAAGAACTTTTCCTTGATTTCCCCCACAAGTTCTCATGTGTCTTCCTGTATGAAGAATGATTGTGTGTCCTTCAGATTTTAACCAACGAATAGTTTCTACTGCTTCTGGAAAAGGATTGACATCGAAATATGTCATGTTTCCTAATTTTCTTTCACATACTGTATTATCAAGATCAAAGGCAAAAATCATTCTTTCCCTTTCATCATAAAAATATTAACATCTTCGGGGGTTCCAAGAGGAACTACAGAATTAACCATATGAACATGCACAGGCTGACCTATTTTTGCATGATGTTTAGGTAACATACTCATGTAATATTCTTCTTTATTTTCTGGTCCTATTGGTGCTAGATTATCCATTATAAAATCTGCATAATTTTTAAATTGATCCACTCTTGAAAAATAGAATGTTCCAATGAGAGCAGGATAATTTATCCAATTATCGTCCTTTTCCCTCAATTCTATTGCTAGATTATTTTTTATTCTGGCATTACACCATTTATTTGGGAGTTTTTTGTTCTCGTCGTCAAAACAACAAATTGCCATGGTGCTCAAGTCGGATGGAAGCGAACTAAAAAAAGTATCCATTCCTGAATGATCGTATTTATTGTCAGAATCTAAAAATAAAATTGGGCTATTCGAAAACTTTATTTTGTCACATGCTATTCTTGCAGTTTCCAAATTTCCCCTTGTCACCTGATCAAATGGTATTATTGTTATATTTTCTCCGTATATGGATTTTAAAAATTCTCCAACACCATCTTCTAGATGTTCTTTTAACACAGCAAAGCATAAATTAATGGTTTTGTCTTGCTCTTTCACATTATGTTTTATAAACGGGCATGATTCTGTTGTCCATTGCAATATTGTTTTACCGTTTACCATTACCATGGGTTTTGGTACACAATATCCCTTTTCGGTAAAACGATTTCCTTTCCCAGCCATCAATATCATTATGTTTAGCATAAATTTTTCATAGCCTCATTTAAATTTTTTATTCCAGTCAAATACATTATCATTTGACGCTTTTTACAATCATAATGTCTAGCACACATTCCAACGAATATCAATCCTTCAACAAGACGAATCAAATCAATGTTTTTATCACTAAATATTTTTTTGTATGCATTAAAAGCATCTTGTTTGTTTTCATTTTCCAACAATTCAATATTATACACTCCTGTTGACTTTTTTTCAACTACAAAACTGTCATTTATGAATAATTCATATCCACCTTCAACTGAATGTAATAATTTTGCGCAATCATACATGCTGTCACCATATATTCCTTTTGTTCCAAAGGAACCACGCATGTCTATAAATCTAGAACCTATTTTTGGATGATACAATATATTACTAAAACACATGTCTCCATGAATCATTGTTCTTTTATACAACAGAAGATTTTTTTCTATAAGTGCCTGTATTTTATCCCAAAGTTTTTCAAAATTAACATATTCTTTATCATTGATTATTAATTTATCACCAGAAAATAACTCATGGTCGTAATAGGATTTTTTTAAGTTTTCGTATTCATTTTTTGTTTTAGTTATGTACATGGAAATTGCGTGGCTTTCTGCATCTTTATTTTCTTGAACATAATTGGACATCAATCCAATGGCTTCTTTAATGTTAGAAAAAACAGAAATCCAATCAAATTTTTCATCTGAAAGCATATATTCTCCGAGATTTTTATACGGATAATATTCAATTACAAGATGATATTTTTGATTTGCAACATAAGAATCTTTTTTTCTTGGAAAAAGATGTTTTACATTGGAAGGAATCGAGTCGTAATACGCGATTTCATCTAATAGCCTATCGGAAGCACTGCTTTTTTCGACTAGACCAAAAGGTAAAATTTGTATTGTGTTGTATGCTCTCGTATTAAATGTTTTTTCCATACTTATGCTCAATAATTTCATCGATGGAAATCATATTTAATTGAAAACGCCTAGCCAATTCCTCTAGTTGCGGCAATCTTGCCATAGAACCGTCATCGTTCATTACTTCTATTATGATTGCTACCGGCTTGACTTGAGCCATCAAACATAATTCAACACTAGATTCTGTATGACCCTGACGCTCCTTCAGAAGCCCTGGTCTAGCACGAAGAGGAAAAAGGTGTCCGGGCTGTGCAAAATCGCCAGGAACACTCTGTTCACTTATAAATTTTTTAATAGTCACCATTCGATCGTTCACACTTACTCCAGTGGAAATTCCTTCTGAAGCATCTATGCTATTTGCAAATGGTGTTACAAACTTATCTAATTTGTTGCTTTGCATCATTGGAATAGATAATCGTTCCAATCTGTCAGCCATGCAAGGCAAGCACATTATTCCGCGTCCCCATTTTGCCATAAAAGCTAATGTTTCCGCAGAGGCCATTTCAGCCGCAAGCATCAAATCACCTTCGTTTTCTCTGTCATAACTATCAACTATAATTATAGGCTTGCCTGATTTTATATCACCCAAAACATTTTTAATATTGCATTCACTTGTATTCATTTTGTTTGCTCCAATCTTATTTGTATATATTTTGCTTTTATTTGCAGTTTATTGTTTCTTTGTGAGATTCATGGTAATATTCAAACTGTTTCAAATTTCCAACTCTATCTTTTGCGTATATGTTCAACAAAGAGCCCAGCACGGGAAGATCTCCCCACCTATTTTTATGTTGCAATTCACTGAAAGCTATTTGCTTCAGGATGGAACTTACAGGTGGTTCACGCCAAAATTGAACACTACTTATGCAGACATTGGTGTATGGAAATTTGTGATCATAAAAGAGGCTTGCCGGAACATTTGTTATTGATTCTATAAACTGGGGTAGAGTGGCGTTTGTTGCCTCATGACTTTCACGGCAAGGCGCGCTAATCAAAAACACCTTGTCATCTATACAAGAAAATGGATCGATTTCAATCTTTGATATAAAGCAATCTTCATCAACTCTTAATATAAAATCATATTCTTTCGTATAATTCCAGATGTCATACATGTTGAATTTACACATTCCTGCGTAACCACCCGTCCATATAGAGCTAACATCAACGAATTGAATCGTCTTGTCTTGGCTATGTTCTAGTATGAAATCTTGATGCTCTTTGCTGATATTACCCTCATGAAAAATAATGGATTGGTAATGTTTATTCATTTTTTCATTCAGATGATGATAAATCAAGTTATTCCTCTGAATAAGCATATAATAGTTATTTACATGGGAATATCCTCTTGTCAAACAAACTATGGCGTTTTTCATAATATTTTCCTCAATTGCTCTTTCAGAAGTTCAAGAGAAGGTTCTTTTCCTTCGAACAAATATTCAGATCGTATTTTCTCATAATCCTCATCATTATTGTCCAGTTCTATTATTTTTTCAACAAAAGCATCCATGCTGGGGAAATCGTTTAAGTTTATAAACGATTTGGTGTTGAAATCGTGATTGCAGTGCTCGTCTGCCCAATATAGGGGAAGGCAACCGGCAACCTTTGCGTGAAGCAATTTTTCTGTGTAATATCCAGGATGAGTTCCATTTTCAAAACAAATGTTGAATTTATAATTTGATATGATATCATATTTTATATCTTCGCCATTTGAATGATTGCCGAAAGGTGCTCCGAAACATTCAATTGGTTTATATTTTGAAAGTTTTTGAAGTATTTCTATTCTATTTCTGATTGGATTGCTGAATACTATTGAACAAAACTTGGTTTTAGGACGAACTGAAAATCTACTATTTCTGAGTTCACCCTGTGGTATGACAAATTTTGGATTCCCGTAACCAATTTTATCGAACCAATCTATCTGAAGCATCCACAATGGAAGTCGGATGTTTCTTCCTTCATAATCGGAAAAATCAAAGGTTAGGCTATAATCACATTCTTCGTAATTTGGGCGTTTGTTTTCCCCAGTATAGAATATTTTTTTGACCTTTTTCCTGTCGGCAGCGTGGTGCTCAGACCCAAAACAAGAATAGATTAAAATGTCGGTATTGTCATTTGAGAAAGGTACAATCTCACAAGCAGGATACATGCTTTTTAATAAATCAGAAAAAAAGTTATTATAAGGGTCAACATCACCCCAAAAATCACAAAATGAAACTTTCATTCAATTCTCCACAAATGCAACCAATACATCAGTTTTTCCACTAAAACCTTCTTCATACACTATTTTGTAGTTGGGATTAATCTCCATCAGTTTGTTTTCTATTCCTTTTACATCATAAAAATTTCTAATAGCCCAGTCAGTACGAGCCTTAAAAATTCTAATATCATCGATCATAATCGTATTGTCATTACGGGTTGAAAAATTTTGAATAATATCAAGTTCGTGCATTAAAGGCGAATGCGTGTTGATATCGGGATGAATATGACTCAAATCCAAATGGGCATCCAACCAAAATGTTATTTTGTCGGTTATAGATGGTAGAATTTTTTGTAACACATCGGCACTGTGTCCTAAATGTAGCTCGACATTTCCATTTTTTATTTCAGCTTCAAATCGTTCTGAACAATTTGTATAATATGGTTGCATTATTTCTATGCTTATTACTTTTTTTGTTTTGCAATCAAGGGCCATTTGTATTCCATCGCCCATCCATGAACCTGTTTCTAAAAATAAATCGCTTTTGTATTTTTTGTACACAGATTCAAATAATGTAGTTTTTGTTTCAGACATAATTTTTTTCCTTTATTTTAACCCATTTCCTTTGGATCCCATTTATGATTTGGGTCCTGATTTAGTGACGAAGAAAATTCCAAACTCTGGAACGCGAGAGGCGGTTGAAACCAATAATTGTTGATATCAAACTTCCTGACAATGTAGTTATAAAAGTGATCTGATGGTAAATTTACATTAGACATTTCTTTTACCGTTTTTTCAGCAAATTGTTGACTTATGCAAAATGCATGAGTACACCTAGACCCTCTATTCGTTCTATAAACATTTACCCCGGGTATTTGCGGCTCTTTTAAGTTGAAGCAGCTTCCTACCCAACCTATATCCCAATCGTTTGGAAGTTGGTTCATATATGCATCAAAATATTGTGGGAAGTTATCACATAAAACAGCATCATCTTCAAGCACAAGAGCAGAAGCATATTTTTTCTCATGCATGTCCTGAACAATCCAGGAATGTTTCAGTGCCAAAGATTTTTCCCCTTCGGTCATTTTTGTTTCTGGATGATTTATTTTTGGGTATTTCTGATTGATTTCATTTACATCCCATGTGTCTTTGTCGAAATGTTCAACAAAAAAATAATTTGACATTTTGAATCTGTTCAATTGCTCAGATACTGCAGCTTTTCTTTCCGTCAATTTTTTATAATGACAGATGTAAATCTTATCTACAGCTATACTCATATTCTATCTCCAAATTGTTTATTTTCTTCTACTGTCCAATGGGGTTTATCCATATACAATTCATTTTTATTTGGATGTTGAAACTGCGCGTAACCTTGATAATCATATCCATGACATCTGACTTTTGTCTGTTCTTTTATGGAATTTATCTTTTGGTCTGTCGCATAATAAATATCGGTTCCAAAAAACGCATTTATTGCTCTTGTATAAACAACGGGTCCGGTCAATTCTAGAATTGATTTTATTTTATCTTGTTTGATATTTTCAACACAATAATCCAAGCAAATTTTCAATATCGGATGCTTGGGGGTAAACATCAAGCACCATTGAACAAATTTTCCTTGATTTTTTTCTCTGCTTATTATAGAGCAACCGTCATTCAATATTAAACTATCTAGATTTGCAAATATTAGAGAATCCACATCGATGTAGATTCCGCCTCGCTCATAAAGAATCGAATATCTCCACAAATCAGCTTTGGCTGCTCCTATGGTGAGTTTGTTGAAACAATCAAACACATCTGTTTCACAATTCTCTTCCATGTATTTCAACATGTCTTTATCATCAAATAATTGATATTCATAATTTTTGTTGATTTTCAACATATCATCAATCGTGCTCTTTATGGAGACCGGAAGATGTTTAGTCATCCAAGTTTGATATATTGTTTTGGGTAATTGAATCATTTTAATCTTTCAACTATTCTATCATAAAACCCATTCATTGTAAAATACTTTTTGTAAATTTGTTGAATTTTGTCTTTGATTATTGGCATTTCCGATTCTCGCTCTTTCAATATTGAAACGATATTTTTAATATCATTTTCCGAAATCAGGACGGAAAAGTCAGACCAATTCAGTTCGTCGGACCATGGCAAATATAAATCATCTGTGATGATCACGGGAATAGCCCCAAGTTGCATGCTTTCATACAATCTAAAACTGTTTAGACCATATCCTCTGGGACAAAGACAGAATTTGCTATGGGTGGTGACATCAAAGAAAAAAGAAAATTCATCATCATCCACTTTGGGTGTCCAGCCCTTTATTCGCATCAGGATGCCCTCCTCGTTCCTGCATGCCTCGAACATCTTGGCACGAATCGGATGCGTCATTGAGCCTACAAACGAAGCCAGAATGGGTCTTTCTTCTTCCTGATATTCCCTTTCGATCGGTGAGCATACAAGAGGAATTGGGATGATATTGTTTCCTTTTACATTTCCCCCAGCAGAAAAGCATATGGTATCTGGTGGCAATCTCTCGTAAGGTGCATCGTCGTGCTGGGATACGGTAAAATATTTTTTGTCTCTGGGAAGATCATCCAGAAATTTTTGGATTCTTGACCTATCGTTGTGGCAATATAGGGTTGTCCAACTTATAGCAATATACTCTCTTGAAACTGCGGGGGTCTCTTTCGCAAACTTATTATAGAAATAATCTTCTAGATAATCCCCCTTGTGGTAGGGGGGATAAACCGGATACATTGGATTGGGTCTAAGATCATCTCTTGTGTGAATCATACAAACCAGAGCCCTTCTTGCTTAAACCTGTTTGTCTTCTCTTCGATTCCCACCATGTGATTGTTGTGGACAATCACTGCTTTATCTTTGTATCCCGCCTTGTAGTAAACATGTCCATTTGGAAAACGCACCTGATTCAACAAGGAAATATTTTCTCTGTATTTTGCAGAAAGATTGTTTATCAATATCTGGTCATCTTCTTCCACATTTTGTGAACATTCATTTATCAATTCTTTGCATTTTTCATGAGAATTGAACACCATGAATCCCGAGCAAATCATAGATCCAGGAAGGTCACATTGGAACAATATCCAATGATCATCGATGATGTACGGCATCGGATTTTCTTTAAATACTATATCCGTATCCACCCAGCAGAGCGACTTGTGTTGTGAATAGATTTCAGATATCAATTTCCATTTATTTTTGACAATTTTTCTGAAATTGCTTTGAGCATCAAAAGTCCAATTTTGATACTCTGTCAATTCCATGTCATCATGCAAAAATGCTCCTTTATATGATTTCATGTTCTCATACGCATTTTTGTCCAGACATGCAATGATAAAATCGTCCAAATTTAGTCCGACTTTTTCTGCCGACTTGAGCATGTTCTTGCATATGTCTATGCAACCACTATTTAATTGAGTCAGAAATTTCATTTGATGTACTCGTAAATCATTTCATCTGCCATTTTCAAGTTCATGGCAATTTCAAAGTTTTTCTTGATTGCATCCGTTCTATCCATATAATCCTTTTCTTCAAGATCAAGTATCCAATCAATTTTGGTGGGATCATTTATTGTTATTATCCCATTAGGATCAAATATTTTTGATATATTCGGATCTCCCCAATATAAGGGAATTGTTCCTGTAACAAAACAATCTGTTATTTTTTCCGTGTAATATCCTGGATGATTATCGTTTTCTATTGTAATAGAAAACCTGTATTCTTGTAAAGCTTCTAATTTTGGTCTATGATGAGTTCCCCTGTCAACTCCTATCACTTTACTATTTGCCACGCCTCCATATAAATCAATTTTATCTTTTAAATTTGAAGCAATGCCCCATCTTATTCTGTGGCCTTTTGTAAAATTTTTAGAAGACGATAACATCGATACATTTTTTGATTTCTTATAAATTTGGCATTCATCTCTATCACCCCAAGGCAAATTGCTTCCTGGAGCTATTTTAATGAATCTAGAATCTTCTTGAGTCAATTCGTCACTACAGGTAAAAATTCCTTTTATTTTTTCAAATAATTTTTCCTTGTTATTTTTTATAAACAGTATAACATCAGGCACAACTTGAAATGATTCTACGATCCAACCATACAAAATTTTGTCTTCTACAGAAGAATGCAAAGACATAGGAATTGCCCTGTCTGCCAAAATATAAATTGGAGAATCTGGATTTCCTGACCATCTAAAATTTTTAGGTTTTCTCGTTGAACAAGAAGAGCCATGATTTAACGAAAAAGGAGCACCTATTATTGTTAATTCATCCATATAAAGGAACCCTTGTTAAATTTTCCCATTTGTTTGCACTATTTTTCTTGTCGGATTGATAAAAAATCGGTTTATTCATCACATAAACATTAAAATTTGTTTGGTTAGTATATAGCCCCATGTCAAACGGCATATCTTTTGTCATAAGACAATCATCAATTTGTTCTATTACATGTTTTTTATATTTTTCAGTGAGATATAAAATTGCATGTGTGGATAACATGTGATGAAGCTGACTTATTTCATCATTTAATTTTTCGTAAACAGGTCTTCCGGCGTGAGAAATTCCCAACCAAACTGCATCTGCGTTATCAGGAATTTCTAGAATAAAATTACAATTTTGTTCCATGTCCACATCATCTTCCAAAACAATTAATGGATTTGGATTTAAATTATCAACCAATGCTTTTTTATGGGCCAAAGCACATCCAAAATAATGTGATCTTTTACCTCCCCATCTGATCTCATTTAACCATTTTTCATCATCCGATGTGATTCGTATTCCTGTTGTCCAGTTTATATTTTCAAACTTATTTTCTGATAAAAGAGATTCTGTGGATTTTGAATTTATGCTATTTTTTTCCATGCTTATCCACAATGTTTGAATTTTTCTGATATCAATTTTCTGTGCCATATTTGAACTCCTTACCCACAGCTTCTTCTAGTTTTTCCATCACAGCAGCGGTAAAATACTTTTCTGGATTCTCGTTAATGTTCTTCTCGAACGCGGTGGTGCCATCAGGGAGTTCTATACGAGTCGATACCTTCTTGAACACACCATGCTTTAGTGCGATATCCACAAGACCATAGAAAGGATTCAGTCCAGTCTCAAAGTTCAATTGAACATCAACTTCTCGATTTTCCTTGGTGAAACGGCTCTTGTAGGTTTTGCAGTGAATGATGTTTCCGACTACTTCCCCCGTTGTGTCCTTGTCTTTTTTCTTGGAAAGGTAAATAATAGTGGAAGCGGAGTATTTGAGCCCTTCTCCTCCGGACATGTCGCGGGTGGGCACATATGCACCCACGACACTGTAGGTGTGGTTCGTAACCACAAGCGGTATGCCTGCCTTTCCCAACTTGACGGAAAGGACACGAAATGTCGAACGAATGCCTTGGGCTCTGGTCATGTCCCTGACATTCTTACCCTCTCCTGCATCCGTCACCTCCTTCTCCGTTGACAACATTCCTAGAGAATCGAGAACAAACATCATCGGAATGCGGTCCTCTTCCTTTTGTTCAAGTACCTGTTCCACAATCTTCAGGGATTGATGCTTGAACTTTTCGATGGTTGAAACCGGGAACACGGCAACTCGATTACCGTCGATCTTGCGACTTTCGAACATTTCGGTAGTGACTGCTTGCTCTGTGTCGAAATAGATCACAGCACCCTTTGGATTGTCTTTTAAAAACTGCTCAACCAGACTGAGAGCGAACCAAGTCTTTCCTGTACTCGATTCCCCCGCTAATGCAGTGATTTTGTTGCCGGGAATGCCCCCGTAAAGAGAACCGGAAACAAGTGCATTGAATGCAAATGAACCGGTATTCAGAAACCCGGCGACATCTGCGTCAAGACCTGCTTCAACGATAGCCGCATCTTCATTGCCCGAATTTTTAATAATTTGTTTGAGAAAATCCATGATGACTCCATTATGCAAAGAAACTTTCAAGGCTAGCCTTCTTCTCAGCAGACCAGCCGATACAATTCACAATAGTATTTAGGGGCTCCAAAAAGCTTTTTTCAAATTGTGCCTTACGATCTACAAATCTGTGTAAATCAAGTTCCGGGGGCAGGCTAACAGGGAATGAGAACACATGATTGCCGATAGGATTCGGTGTCTTGAGATAGACAAACTTGATTTTTTCTCCCTCACGAATCAACGGGTATTTTCTGCCGAGCTTCTTGTCTTTCTTGATCTGTTCATTATAGAGCAAAGATCCCTTGACCGCGATCGGTGTTCCCTTGGCATAAATCTTGGCGACATCTGTATATTTTTGCATTCCGTTGCAACTGCGAGGGAATGAAATATCCTCGACCGGAAGTTTATTGAACTTCTCCCGGAAGTCAGAAACAAATCTCTGAAGGGTCTTCTCATCTCCGTTCATGATGATGCGTATAGCCTCTTTAAGAGCCTCACGGACGACCTTCGGTGTGGAAGACCGGGTAGTCTCGATACCCATGATCTTTTGTTCTGGAGTCTCTAGGACGACCCCATCCTCACCCATGACCACATTCAGCATGTAACGCTTCTTGGCGGTCCAGATACCCGTATCTGCGATGCATTCCCTCTTCATCTGAAGGACATCTTCTACCCCACCTAGAGTATCGGTCAATTCCTCAAACTTCTTGTCAATGAATGGCTGAATGATCTTATTGCACGCCTTATCCAAGAACACAAGAACTTCTTTATTCGAGGGTTCTTTCTGGAATGACCTCTTCACCAATTCATCAAGGCAAATGTACACAGAGTCTGTATCGCTTGCGAGTACATAGTCCATGCCCTCTGTCTTGAGGGTTTTATTGAGGAATTCATTCAGTGCCTTCTCGATCCACCGAATGACAAACTGTCCGGTGAGCGTGATAGCCTCTGCCAGACGCAGGTCATAGTGTCTGAAATACTCATTTCCAAGAGCACCGAAGCAGGAATTCAAAGTCACCTTGAATGCCTGTTGCTTCGTCTTGGCGATAGAGACCTCTGTGCGAAGCCTCTTCTTCTCCTGCTCATCGGTACAGGTCTTGAGTTTTGCAGAGGCTTCAAGCATTCTCTGCTTGTAGATTTTTCTCTCGTTGTACAACTTTTTCATCAACTGAGGAAGAAATCCCTCTATGTCTTTACGATAAGTCGTACCGTTTGCAGCAGTGCAGACCAATCTAGACTTTCGTTCCTTGAGATCCTTGATATCCGTCCCTGCCAACAGCAAATCTGGATTGATTGAACCACGGACACCCTCATCAGTAATTGTATCCGGTCCAAGATTAAGGAGAATGATATTGCTTGGATATAGGGAATTGATGTCGAACGACACCACCCATTTGTGCTTGCCTACTTGGGGCTCTTTCACATACGCCCCGGTGAACTGAGCACTCTTCTCCCCCTCTTTCTTCTGGGGGATCACTATGTTCTTTTCTAGAAGAGCATTATAAGTCAAGACATCCCACAGCCTTACCTGTGAGAATACATCGTTCATGTTCGTCTTGGCAAGATACGCCATCGTCATGGCAAGCTCGATCAGCTTGAGCTTTTCTTCGAGCCTCACGACTAGATGAACATCCTTTGCGTTATATTCCATGAACTTCTGGAAGTTCTTGGTGTAGAAATCTTGAATGGTATCATACTCTGCGTATGAGACTTTCTTTTCTCCAAGCTCGACTTCAGCGATGTGATCCAACTTGTAAGATTCGCGAGTAACGAAAGTGAATTTGCGATACAGATCGAAATAATCAAGAATCACACGACCAACAAGGTCATACACTGTGTTCATCTTGCCCATGACTTCGACTTTACGGTCACGGATGCTCTTCCATGGGGAAAGTTCGCGAGCGGTTTCCTCACCGAACACGACGGTGTACCTGTTCACCAGATAAGGGATGTCGAAAAAGTTGACATTCCATCCAGTGATGACATCAAGATCAATTTCTTTCCAGAACTGAAGGAAATGCTCAAGCATGTCCTTTTCATTCTGGAATTTAACAGATTCATGATTTTCTTGGAAGATGTGGAAATTCCCGACCCCGAAAACATAAGTCTCATCACCGATTCTTACGGTGATCGCAATGATTTCCTCATTCGCAAGTTCGACATTTGGGAACCCATGTTCACATTTGGTTTCAATATCAATGAATCCAACACGAATAAGCGTTGGATCAAAATCAATTTCGCCCTTGTAATTCTTGGCGATGTATTGATATGTCGGGTCGATATCCCCGAAGATCTCGAAATTTGAGACTCCTTCGTAGCTCTGAATGAACTCTCTGGTTTCCTGTAAGTTCCCGGGGTGGATCTCTTTGACATATGCACCATGGATGGTGCGATAGTCCGTAGGTTTGTCTGATGGAAGGAAAAGAGCAGGAAGGAAAGGTTCCATCCTGCTCACTCTCCTGCCGTTCTCAATGCCACGAAAGAGGATCTTTGATCCGCGGGTTGCTACATGCGTATAGAAATTCATGCATCCATTATATCACAACTCAGGACTGATTCAACTGGCTCTTACGCTTTTCTTTTGTCTTCACTATTCCGGAAAGCAGAATGCAATAATTGATGATGTCAAGAATTGCATCTTCATAGCTTTCGTTCTCCACCTTTAGTTTCCCACAATTTGCAAAGGTGCTGAGACGAGATACCTTATCGGTTACACGAACCAAAAGTCCGACCTCAGTTGAGCATAGTCCCATAGCCTCGCATCTTTCAAAGTTTGCAAAAGGACTGTTCCCTTGATTTCCGGTATAGTCATGGTTCTTGTTTACCATGATAGCTTTAGCCTTCTCACACAGTTCGGTGTGATGCCTCAAAAGTTCATCTCTATTCATATTATACTCCTGTAGAGCCAAAACCGCCTTTGCGGTCTGTCACATGCTGATTCACCAATTCTCTGGTCTTTACAAGTTGAACTTGAGGAGCCGGAACCAATTCGCATTGAGCAATTCGATCACCGTTCTTTATGGTGATCCAACTGTTGGTTGCGTTTATTACCCCGATCATCAATTCAAGATTGTAATCGGAATCTATTATACCAACCGAATTCGCTAAACACAAGCCTTTCTTGATCGCATTTCCTGATCTAGAATAAACTCTCATGGAGTAATTTTTCGGGATCTCGAATACAAGACCCGTTGGAATCAGACAACGGTCCCACGGATCAAGAGTAATTTCTTCACCATAAACCTGTCTTTCCTCTTCTCCCATGGAAGAAAAGACAGATGCTGATCTGTCTCGTTTCAGATATGCTCTTATATCAAAGCAAGCTGATCCTTTTGTCCCGTATGTGGGGTCCACTACATCATCAAACAATTTCAAATAATTCATATCTCACCTCAAAAAATAATTAAGTTGTTGGAAGATCCATTATTTCCGATCGTCTCTCATTAGTTATATATTCGGCGTAAACCAAGTAGTCCATAGCCTGTATTGTAACAGGATCATCGGAGATTACCTCCTGTGCAGCACCAAGAAGTTGACTGAAATCTGCAACCAATACATCATTTGCAGAAGCGGCTCTTAATATTGCTCTTTCTTCCTGTGTAAATCTCAATAAAAATTCATACGCAGTCCACACTTTACGGAGTTCATCTGCGGTTTTGTTTCTGATAATATAAAGTCTTATAACTTTATCCGGTTGAATGAGGTAATCTATATCTATTGCTTGATTTTCATTTATTTCTGGATAAACATCATTTTCTACAGGTCTATACACAGATGCCTTTGGATTGTTTGTAGAAACCCACATCTGATAAGTTTGATCACTTATTGATAAAAATCTAGAAATGATATTACCTGAAATTTGTGCATATTCAGCCATTATCCATATCTCCTTGGATGTTTAAAATTCACAGGAACATAATAATTTCCAGCTCCAGCTGCACCTGCATCTAAATTTTGTCCTATAACTGTTGTATTGACCGATGTTCCAGTTAAACCATCATTACTTGTTCTGATTCCCGGAATATATTCAACTAATGACTCTGGTCTAATTTTAGTGGGTTTTATTCCTTTTGCCAAAGAACGAATTTCTTCATTTGACAATCGGACATCCCACCATGCAGCTTCTGCTACCGCTACCCCGTTTGGCACAATATTATTTATTGAATCTCTTCTTAATGCCATCATAGATATTCTATCCCATGGAGTTGCCCCTGTATTCATATCTACAGCAACGGTATTTGTAGAAAAAGTATCGCTGTAGCCGCTATATATTCTTGCTTCGTTTACCCAACATGCAGTGATTCCTCCTGTATTATCTAAAGAAGCGCAAACATAATTCCATTGTCCATGTGGTGGAAAATGAGATGAGCCGCTCAAAAAAGGCACTAATCTACCACTACTACCATTCCAGTGGAGTGGCACATATCCCATAATACCACCACTATTTCTCATCGCTAGACCGAATCCTCTATTTGTGGAATTTCTGGCAATACCTGCAAACACAGCGTTGGTGTTGCCACCTAATATAGGATTGGGTACAGAGGGGTCAGGGTCAATATAAACCCAAGCCCCTATCGTCATTGGAGGACATGAGGGTAAATATTCTGTTCCGACTATTTTTGATAAAGTTCCAGCAGTTGAACCCGGTGTTATGGTAGAATCAGTGAAAATTGCCATTATGCACCTCTTATTTCTACAGTGAATAATTGTGCGTCTTGTACATGTGTATCATTTGCACTTGCACCGTCCCTATAGATTTTAACTCTATATGGATCTCCGGAAGTTATTCCATTTATGTTTGATGTGGTCAAAGTCAGACCAGACAAGAATGTTGCACCCACCGGACCAGTTGCACATATTGCCGTTGCAAATCCATCTGAATTTAAAGTTTGACCAATCATATCTTCAAATTGAGCACACCAAACTATGTTTCCGGTGCTTCCTGTAGTGCCATAGTATAATATTGCACTTAAACTGGTAAATGTTGCCCCTTGAGGAATTACACTTCGGAATATTGCACTTTCCGCTGTCGTTCCAACAAATGACAAGAATGATATTGAGTTTCTTGTGTCTATTGTGGCATAATCTGAAGCAGGCGGTTCGTTGTCAAGAGGAGTAAATACGGAGTATGTTTTTGTTCCCGCTGCACCCCCACCACTACCCGGTGTGCCATCTGTTCCTGTTGCTCCTCTATCCCCAGACCGGGTGAACCAGAGAGTTACATCCTCAAAATTATTAAATGTATATCCACCTGTAAATGATGGTATTAAATTAAATTCATAATAATCTACCGATGCTCCAATATTTTTTACTGATGATCCTGTTATTCCATAAATCTGGTATTTCGTATTTGCTACATTGGATATTTGCACATATCCTTTATGGCTGTTAGTAGAATCGTCCCAAGATTTTATAAAATCGTCTTGATTTTTACCGTTTATATCTTCAGTCGCGATGTATAATAAAGTAGCACCTAACAAAGGATTATTTTTAAGTGCTATAAATCCGACATCCATATCGCTAAAAATATCGGTGACATTTAAAACTTCATATTTAATTCCAGGCGAAATTCCTGTTGCACCAGTGGCCCCAGTAGTTCCAGTCGAGCCAGTAGTTCCGGTTGGTCCAGTGGGACCAGTAGGTCCTGTTGGTCCAGTGGGACCAGTAGGTCCTGTTGGTCCTGTAGGACCAGTATTTCCAGTAGATCCACTCACAACACCAGTAGTACTGAATGTAAACCCAAAACTTGAAAATGCTATTGTTATACCAGTTCCTGCTGTAAATGTTATACCACCTGTATAGCCATTTATGCTGGTTACTATATTTGGTTCACCTCCACCAGATCCAGCAGGTCCTTGTGCACCAACATCACCTGAGCGAGAGAATGTAATATAAACATCTTCATTTTCTGCAAAGGTGTATCCCCCGGTAAAGGAAGAGGATAAATCAATAAAATATCTTACATAATCGGGAATATTACCGAAAACAGTACGTGATAAAGTTCCCCCAGTTATTCCATAAATATGATATTTTGACCCACTTGCATTAGTTATGTTTAAATACCCTTTATTTGTATTTGTGGAATTAATCCATGCTTGTGTAAGTAAAGTTACTCCTTTTAAATTTTTATCAAATTTATCGATGTGTATTTCTGTGGGAGAACTTTGATTATTTTCTAATACAATTTGACCATCATCTGTTCCATTATAAAAAAATATCGGATGATTTATATGTTTAAAAGGAAGTCCAGGTGGATTTCCTGTTGGTCCAGTAGGACCGGTCGATCCAGTAGGACCGGTCGATCCAGTAGGACCGGTCGATCCAGTAGGACCGGTTGGTCCTGTCCTTCCGGTAATTCCGGTTGCACCAGTAGGTCCTGTTGGTCCAGTATTTCCTGTAGTCCCAGTTGGTCCAGTAGGACCAGTAGGTCCTGTGTTTCCGGTTGTACCAGTTGGACCATCAATTCCTGTTACTCCACCAATAGTGCTAACTTTGACTTCCCATGCATAACCATTGTAACGCCATGTTACATCGCCTATTGTCACCTCGTCATTTTCGTTCGCGGGAAATGGAAATCCTGACATTTATATTCTCCTGCTTTATTTATTCAAGAATCTGAAGGATTTCCTTCTTTCTTTGTTCCGTAAAAACGCCTATTGCAACCATATAATCCATTCCCATGACAGTAACGGGGTCATTTGATATCACTTCTTGGGCAGATTGGCACAACATCAAGAAGTCAGCCACATTTGGATCGGTCTTTGCTCGTTCACGAATATCGGCTCTTTCTTGTTGTGTGAGACGGAGGAGGAATTGATATGCTGTCCATGTTGGAGGTTTATATTCATGTCCAACATAAATCCATCCCAATTGACAAGAAAGACCATTAGGAAGTTTTGCATAATTTTCTTCACTTCCATTCAAATTGTTTTTTATTTCTATAACTTGATTAGTAGAATTCAGTATTGCCCATCTCATGGTGTATACTTCCTGTTAAGACCAATGTAATCCATATAATATCCAACTGATAGTGTACTGCCTGTTGCGGTCCTTCTAACACCTTCTGCTATAAAAAATGCTTCACTTCCTCTAGGAATCTCTTCTGTTATTGTTCCTACAAGAGAATCATTGATGTAAAAATTAGCTGAAGATGCACCTTGAACTACAATTTTAAAATCATACCATATTAAATTTGTCCAAGACACTCCAGAATCAATATATGTAAATCCACCACCTAATCTTCGAGTTTCACATAAAAAATTCTCAGAAATTGTATGATCGTGTATAAAATATACACCATCTGTCGCAGTCCCAGATATTGAATCTATAAATCCACTAAAAAACACAAATGGATTAGTGGCAGAAGGTAGTACCAATCTAGACGCTGTGTATAGTGAGCCATAATAAGTGTTTGTGTATTTATTATCTGTAGGAAAATTCAGAACATTTCCAGAAAGTTGAAATGCATGCCTTGTTGTTGCTGCTGTCGTTCCACTTTCTACATTTACAATTCCAAATCTTAAAGGAGCATTTGCTTGTGTGTTTTGATTTGTGTTCCATGTTCCCACAGAAGTTGAAACAAATGGAAGATCGATGCTTGGACTTGCAAAATCATATAATTCAAATCTATCGTAAATACTAAATTCTGATCTACTAGGCCCAGTGGGTCCTTGAATTCCTGGATCTCCAGTGGCTCCAGTGGGTCCAGTTGCACCTGTTGCTCCGATTCCGCCAGCAATGAAATCATTCACCCAATCAGTTCCGTCATAAAACAGAGCCTGTCCAGTCTGTGGTTCATTTATGTTTGTATCATTAATATCTTCCAGATTTACTTGAGACAAAGTTCCAGACAGGTTTAGTGTCAATGTTTTCCCGCTGGTTGTGACCTTTATTCCGTTTGTTCCCACGACATCAATAATTCCAGTCAAGCCTCGAATTGACTGTACATAATTCGTGGGGATTTCTCCAGCAGGACCGGTGGGTCCCGTTGCACCCGTGTTTCCTTGAATTCCCGGATTTCCGGTATTCCCCGTATTTCCCGGTCCACCGATCAACGGTGTCACTGTAAATTTCAAGAATTCAACAGTTATTGTCAGATTGGTTTCATTTTTGTTCTGGACTATGAAAAACACTCTATCGTTTGTTTTTAGATCCAATACTGTTTGTATTGCGCCTGCCACATATGGATTTGATGCACTGCCGGAATTAACATATATTTCAGATTCTGATATTCTATCACCATTTGCACTTAATCCAGAGTTAATATCTTTATTGTGTCCAATATAAAATCCACATGTTTTATTCGGTGCTTGTGATAAGAAACTGAATGTGGCAAGAACATGAAATCTTCCACCGACTCCTGTGTATTTCAGAGAGTTGGTTTCAGTGTCCTTGACAAAATTATAGAGAATGCCTGTTGTCATTCCGCCTTCAACAACGGCTCTTGTTCCTGCTACATTAACTACAGTTCCGGTGGCGTTGTTCTTCAAATACATCACACCGACATCACCGCTGCTTCCTGCGATCCCCCCACCTCCGCCCGTAGCGGTTGCAGTTATTGACATCTGCTTTGGTGTATTCAGGTCAATATTAAAACCATCTTTGAAGTTTATGGTTTCAATTTGATTGGATATCAACACTCCATTATCATAAACCCGGAGAGCACCCCCACCGCCTTCTCCTCCATATCCCTTACCCACAGGAACGGTACGATCAATCGAATCTTGATATTTTTTTGAAAGTTTTAAAGTCTTGTCTTTCAGCTCCAGAGGAAATTCGACCTTATCAATTTTTGTATCACCTTGCTCTCCTTTGTCTCCTTTTTCGCCTTTTGGTCCTACAGGACCTTGTGGACCGGGTTTTCCATCCTTGCTATCCTTGCCATTTTTTCCATCTTTGCCCTTCGGTCCTCTAGGTCCAATTTTGCCATTCTTTCCTGTAGGTCCTCTTTCTCCCTTTTCGCCCCGTTTTCCATCTTTACCATCTGCTCCGTCTTTTCCATTATTTCCGTCTTTTCCTGGTTTTCCATCATCACCTTTATCTCCTTTTTCACCTTTTGGTCCTATTTCACCACGATCACCTTTATCTCCCTCGTCGCCCTTGTCTCCTTTATCGCCCTTTTCCCCCGAATCGCCTTTATCTCCCTTTTCTCCAACATCACCCTTATCGCCTTTTTCTCCCTGATCGCCTTTATCGCCTTTGTCGCCCTTTTCTCCAATGGCACCCCCATCTCCACGGTCTCCCTTATCTCCCTTGAGACCGGGTGTACCGCGTTCACCTTGCATTCCAACGGGTCCCGGCTCAGGCATCTGGAATATAAATTCTTTTATTACTTCTTTTTGGGGTTCTAGCTGCTTTTCTTCAGCAATAACCTGTTTTTCTCTTGGAATGTCAGAAAACATCTCTCTCATTTTTCTGAGAGATCCAAAAAGAGTAAATTTATTGCCAGATGAGTCCAATAAATTTACTTCATGAATACCAGATTCTATTTTTATTTTATTTGAACACTGTTCTGATATTATAGTATAAGTTTCATTTTCTTCTAGTTTATCATAAGATTGATTACATCTAACAATCTCACCTACTTTATTTTCTAAAATAAAGTTCGAAAGTTGTTTCTTTTCGGGAAAATTAAAATCTTTAAATTTTGAAATCATTTTCTTAGTATTTTATTTTTTGCTTCAGTTTTTATTTTTAAAGATATTACATTATAACCATTAATGGTTTTATTTGCAACAGATAAAATATTAAGTAATTTTTCTTTTATTTTAATCTTCACTTTTTAATACCTCTGGTAATATGCCTAGTGAATAGCCCTGTATTTCTCCCCATACTGTTATGGTGTTATCTTCATTTATGGCAGAAATTAATCCTTGTCCTTTTTCTACATGTTTAAATGTAAGACCAGCGGCAATATCCTCTGCACCTCCCGTTGGTGTTCCAAATATTTCATTTCTTGCAGGAGATATTGAATTATGACCCCAACCATAAATGACTCCAGAATTTGATATTGCAAAATGATATCTGGTGTTTTGATTTTGATCTGATAAATGTTTAATGTTACTTAAAGAGATACCAGATGTGTATCCTTGGCTGGTATAGAAATTACCCGCAAAGAAATTTACATATGTGGATCCGGGTTGATTTGATTCTGCTGCCCAAGAAGCCCCTGTAATTCCTATGATTGTTCCTCTGTCTGTAAGGACAAAGATTTCACTGAACCCGACAGATACTTTCTTCGCTCCTGTGATTCCTGCTGAATTTAATTTTGGCATCAAAATAGAATCTGAGAAAACAGTGGAGGAATTTATATAACCTCTAGTTTCTCCCCAGCCAACTATTGTTCCGTCATTTTTAATCACTCCGCTGAAATTTCTACCTGCCCAAACTGAAGCTACATTTGATAAATTTTGTGGAACATCGCATTGACCAAAAGAATTTCTTCCTATGCATCTTACTTGACCGTCTTTTCCGAGTAATATTGCGTGCTGATTTCCAATTTCTATTTGTTTTGTTAGTGTATATCCATTGTATGGAATAGAGATGAGATTTTCTTTATTGTTTCCCCACGGATAAATTGTGCCATTATTATCTAAAACTATTGCAGTGTTATCCAACCCAGTTGCTATCTTTTTTATAGAAGATACATTTGGTATGTGATCCATCTCCAAAACACCGTTTGGATAATCAGATGTATCATAATGAATAGAAATGTTTCCACCAGTTTTACCAACAACCGTCATGAAAGATGTAATTGCTACAAAGTTTCCGGTTAGTCCTGTACTAGGAATTCCATAAGTTTCACCTTCATTTGTGGTGAAAGCATTTATTGTATTTTCTGTTCTTGAATTTGTTCCAGTAGAATTTGCATCTTCAATCGTGACATAAAAATCATAACCGGCAAAAATATCTTTAAATTTTCTTGTGCTTACTGGAATCGGGTGGCGGTCAGGTGGAATTATTGTCAATGTTCTACCGGAACTCAAAAGCAAATAATAATCATCACCTGCAGACAGTTTAGAATAAGTTGCTCCTTCTGGAAGTGGATATTCATTGCATATTCCGCTATTTCCTCCACCCCAACAAATAACAGTATTATCTGATTTTCGTGCAAGACTAAAATTAATACCCGCTGAAATTTCTACTACATCTGTCAAATCTTCAGGAACATTGGATTGTTCATATTCGTCATCTCCCCATGCCACCACTGTTCCATCATATTTTAATCCAAGTACATGGTTAGCACCCGCTGATAATTTTTCAAATGTAATTCCTATCGGAAAATCTGCTGGTGTGTTTTCATTTTCTGTCCTAGCCCAATTTAATCCCCAAACCACAACAGTTCCATCTTCTTGTAATGCTACACCATGTTTTTCTGTTAAAACTACATCTTTGATCTTTTTTAAATTTTCACTTCTTGGGATTATCATTCCTTCTGCACTTATACCTTGCCCGACATATATTCCATCATCCTGTGTTATAAATTTAAGATTTGTGTTTTCTCCTTCAGGCGTCTCTTCATTCAATATCACAATAATTCCACTTGGAGTTATTCTGATATGATCCGCTGTTACATCGGGAATGATTCCCGTTCTATATGAATATAAATTATCTGCTACAATATTACCCCAATAAATTATTGTATCATCTTCTTAGAATGCATATGCTCTAGAACTGGAGGATACGACAAACGGACGAATTGAAGGTTTAGGTCCTGTAGAACCAGTTGGTCCTATTATTGGCAAAATAGGTCCTGCAAAAACATTATCATTGCAATCTAATCTTCCGGAAAGTAATTCTACATTTCCGGTGGTAAAGCCTAAAACTAAATTAAACAGATATCTTCCGTCTGCGACATAATGTGTTATTTGTTCTGGTATACTAATTAATATACTGCCTGTATTTCCAGAAACACCATATTCATTTGTGTTGAATTTTATTGCTTCTATTGCAGAAAATAAAGTATATCCATTATTATCATTCGCAATGAAGGTTGCAGTTATTCCCTGCTGAGTACAAATTAGCGTTCCGACATTAGAGGAAGGATACCTTTTTACCGTAAAAACACCAGTGGTGTTTGATAAATCCACTGGTGTATTATCTTCATTTAAATAATTAAAATGAAGTTTATATCCTATACCTCTTTTTATTGATATATCGTAGTTATTAGACATTTATATTCCTCTGATAGGAATATTTATCTACTTCGAGACAGCTTCTCTTTTGCTCTTCTCGCTTTTCTGTTTTCTAATTTTTGTTCGATTTTAGCTTCTTGTATTTTGGCTTGATATTGAGCTTGCATCATTTTTATTTGACTCATGGCAGCATCATAGTGCTTCATATTGTTATTTACTCTTTCTTTATGCGCATCAGGAACTCTATTTTCAGAAATCAGTTTTTTACATGCGTCATATCCTTCTTGTACATACCCGGCATAAAATGCGGATGATCCAAGCTCGTCTAATGCAGAGAAAGTATAGATCTCATCTACAACGAATAATATATCTTCTTTCGGATAGGGTATATTAGCTGCCATTTTAGCAAAAATATATGCCAACCCGTGTTTACCATTCATTCTATAAATTCTTGCTATATGATACAGAGGTTCTGCTCTGTTTGGTCTGGAATTATAACATTCAAGAAATGCCTGTTGAATTTCTTCCCACGGGCGATTTAACATTGCTTTTGCAACACCCACTCTTAGCAAGGAGTAAAAAATTTCTTCTGGCCAGCCACCCATTTGGGCTCGTTTTGTATAAGCTTCAATAGCCTTTTCCCATTGTTGAGAATCAAAATACGATTGACCCAAATAAAATTGATATCTAGTATTATTTGGTTCGTTTTTCAATGCTTCTTCAAGGGTAATTGCATCTCTTGAATACTTTTCTATTGGATCGACACCAATATTTCTTCCACCTACTGTTCTTGCGACGACATAATATTTACCCTCTATTTTTTGAATATTAGTTGGTTGTTTAGAGCATGTTGCATATTCATGCAAAACACCTTCATATTTCCAACCCATTCCTGACTTGTATATTTGAGTTCTCCACCATGAAAATTCTGGTCTGCCCATACGGATTGCATAGCCATCCGCTTCCATATTCGCGGGATATTTAAAATCACCTTCTACGAAGTCGTCGGCATCAATCATCCACATATAATCTGCTTTGCCATCAGACAGTGCCAATGCTTCAGATCTATTGTGACCAAAGTTTACCCAGGGTCTTTCGTGGAGTTCACCCGGGATTCCTTTTTCTGCAAAGAAATTTTTGATCATATCTTGGGTTCCATCTGTAGAACCCGTGTCTACGATAACCCAATAATCTATGTGCTTATAGATTGAATTCAAGCATTCAAGAATGATATGTGTTTCATTCTTTACAATCATGGACAAAGCCACTGTTTTTTTCATAATATACTCCAGAATTTATTGATACTTTTTCTTTCCAACATGGTATTTAGGTATCAATTCCCACTGTCCCTTTTCTTTATGTGGAATTATTTTTAACTGTTTTATGCTTATTACAGGTTCTGACGCTTTTGATTTGTCTATTATATCCAATAATCCCCACTCTGCCAAGAGTGCAGTTATAACATTTCTTCTACCGATGTCGGTTTCATCAGCATCACTTTCCAGCCCATCAAGAGCAAGAAGTTCCTTAAAATGTAATATTGCATATCTACCCCTCTTGTGTAGAATATGACACGATTGATATAGTTTATTTTGATTCTTAGACGAGACTCCCATTCTTGTAAGAGTCTCTTTAATTTTTAGGAAGTTTTCTGGGTCGTTTAATTTTACTTCCACACCATAACCTTCAAAAATATCTTCATTTTCCATTGTGCGCACCTTTATTCATATAGTACGCATTTATTTATAAATTTTATATGTTAGCCACCCCTATTTAGAGCCTCTAAAATGGCCTTTTTGTCGTTTTTTGTAAGGAGATGCTGTATCTCCAGTGCCTTTTGGGTGGAATATCCGAAATATTCCTTTATGGACTTTACTTCATCAGACATCTCGTTTTTCAGCCACTTACTGAATCGTTTACGCGATCTGACAGAAAGCCTTAAATAATCAAATTGAAGTTTCTTTGGGATTGTGATATTTGAGTTCATTGTGTTTGCATAAAGCAAAGTATCTGGAAAATAAGAAAGGCATCTGTTCACCACAAAGGGAACATATGCCTTCTCAGCCTCTGGATGGTTGTCCATCAAAGGAGTTTTATCATGATTTATGCTATTGAGATAATCTTTCAGTTCCATTATTTAAACTCACATGACATCATAAGTTCAACCATGCATGCAGCTGTATTGATCTCTTGATCCGCAACAAACGCTGCCTTGTATTGATACTCAGCAAGAATAAGAATTGCGTTTGGAATGCTCGTTGGAGAAAGGTGCTCGTATAGCCCATCATAAATTGCACGGAACAAGTCTGTCTGTGAATTGTCCATATTTCCTGCAACCCACTTCCGAACGGTCAGAAAATCCTTCTCCTTCATTGCCTTGATTACATCATTTATTTTCTGTGAAGGTGTTGCAAGGATTCCGACATCAATAGTACCAGACACCGAGTATCTTTGGAGTTCATTCAGAATCTTTCGGAAATCAGGAAAATACTTCAGAATGAGTTCGGCAAGAACTTTCATGTCATATGTGATACCTTCTTCATCTAGAATCATTTCACAACGAGACATGAATTCCTTTGCCATCTTTGGTTTTTCTTTTGATGGAATACTGAATTCAATGGTTGTGCAACGGGAGTGAATTGGTTCGATGATACGATTCTTGTAATTACAAGTGAGAATAAAACGACAGTTCTTTGCGAATTCTTCAATAGCACCACGAAGTGCCGGTTGAATGCTGGATGCATTTGAATAATCAAATTCATCGAGAATAACAACCTTTCTCTTATCTGACAGGGATACAGTGCTTGCGAAAGTACGAATCTTGGTGCGAAGTGTGTCGATGTTTCCATCTTCAGAACAATTGATCATGATCCAATCACAATCAAGATCATTGCAAAGTGCTTTTGCAACGCTTGTCTTTCCCGTTCCCGGCTTTCCAGAAAGAAGAAGATTTTGACACTCACCGGATTTCACAATCTCCCGGAAAGTTTTCTTTGTACTTTCCGGGAGAATACATTCCTCAATTGTCTTGGGACGATATTTTTCTACAAAGAGATTGATTTCACTCATAATTAGCTCTTGACTGCGATCCAGTAGGTAAGATCGATCGAAAGATTCTTGAATTGCACAACAGGACCATGAGACACGGTAACTTCATAATCTCCGGGAAGAAGTCGAAGATGTTCCATATCGAATGTGACTTCAAATTCAGTGCTTGAATCACCAAGGCTTACTGTGTAATTATTCGAAGTTTCGTCATCTTCATCATGAAGTTTCGCAGAGAGACCGTTTTCATCACTGATGAAAGTTATCTGCGGCAGCTGAAGCACAGAAGAAGCCTTCAACATTTGAGTAAAACTGTCTTGATACACAGAGAACACAGAAACGGTCTCAGGCATCTTTACAGACTTTGTGGGGACTGTAAGAAGACTAGGCTCAGAGTAAAAATACTTTACTTTTGAGTCTGCTCCTTGAATATCCACATACTTTTCATTGAATGTCATAGTTGGATCTGTAAAGAGAGAAACAACACCAAGGAACTTGTTGAGATCCCAAATTCCAAACTGTGTCTCAAAAGTCTCGTCAACAATTGCTTCTGCCATCATATTCTTTCCGGGTGCGATCGTGGAAATTTTGTTTCCCGGACGGACCAGAAGATTTGAATTGATGGTGGAAAAATTTTTGAGAATAGAAAGAGTGTTCTTGCTGATTCTCACTGAGTTACTGCTAGAACTGTTACTTCTCGATTTCATCGATGTAGTCATAATATTCATCTCCATTTGTAGTTTTCAACTCTCTCAGTATATCACGAACATGGTGTCTTTGTCCACGCCTTTTTTTCTTGTTTATGGATTTCTTTGACTTTCTTTTTTCTGGCTCTTCGTTATAGTCATTTGAAATTTTAGGCATAGATTATCTCCAATTAAATAATGGAATTTGTTAATTGTAGTTGTATTGTTGCTATTGAATTTTCTGTGAGTGAATTTGTCAGGGTAAAATTCATAGTTGCATCCTCACCTCCAAATACTAAAGCATCTGTTTTCAAAGTAATAGTTATTCTTTTTCCTTGCTCTACAGTTAAATCTGTTCTTCTTCCTGTTCTTTGTGTTGTTGCATCAGATGTATCATTTGGTTCTTTTAAATCGATGTACAGAAGAGCATTCCATCCAGTTCCCGTTGGTATTGGATTATAATTAATTCTAACAGGTATTTTATCAGTTGTTATACCTGTAAAAGTTGAAGATGATGTTGCATCTGCATTTGCATCGCCTAATTGATCTACAGATACAGGGCTTGGAAAATTAACAGTAGGAGTTAGGTCATTTCCATAAAAAGCAGAAAAATTACTAGAACCAATCATCTGTATATTCCAGAATAATTACCATACCAATTTGTTCCAGCGTTCACGGTCATGAAAGATATTATTTCTCTTGCGGTTCCAGTTCCCCCAAGAACTGGTGATGTTCCACCGCTCCAAAGTGTTCCGCTAGGCCAAGCCAGACTCGTTCCTTTTGGACCACATGCACCCGCCTGAATTATTAATGTGAATGTTATCGCAGATGATGAAGGTGAAGGAACATCTGAAAAATTAAAAGTTACTTTTGTTGGAGCTCCGGTGAAACTAACTTCCTGAATATGCCCATATGTAAATCCAAGAGTAATAGTTGTTAGCCCAGTGGCATTTCCTATATTTCTATATGCCTCTGAATAGTTGCCAAAATATGGTGTACTTGAAACAAATTTAAATTTATCAGATCCACACAAACCCGTAACTGAATCTCCGTATGTGTATTTCGGTGCTAAATCTTTTGCAGTTTGTGTTAATTCGCTGTTTCCTGTCGGACCTGTTGGACCAGTAGGTCCAGTTGATCCAGTTGGACCCGTTGATCCCGTGGGACCGGTGGGTCCCGTAGGACCTGTTCCTCCACTTCCACCCGAAACAGAGGGCGTGGTATAATTTATAGATCCCATTTCTACCCATTGACTTGAATCACCATCAAACAAGTAAAAATAGTATCTGCCTGTATCACTGTTAAACCACTGATCACCAGCTGTCATTCCGGTGGGTGGTATATTATCATAAAATATGGTATTTGACGGTCCTGTATTACCAGTCGGACCAGTTGGTCCGGTAGGTCCGGTTGCACCTGTGTTTCCAGTGGCACCCGTAGGTCCAGTTGGTCCAGTTGGACCTGTGTTTCCTGTTGTGCCTGTAGGTCCGGTAGGTCCAGTTGGACCCGTGTTTCCAGTTGGTCCGGTAGGTCCTGTAGCACCCGTAGGTCCAGTTGCACCATTTCCCACTACAGTTGTGCTAAATGTAAATCCAAATGAGGAGAATTGTATCGTTATTCCCGATCCTGCAATCAGATTAATACTACCAGTGTAACCATTTATTGCGGAAACACCAGCAGAACCAGAACCAGAGCCAGCCGGTCCTTCTGGTCCTATATTACCTGAACGAGTAAACCATAAATGAACTCTTTCATTGTTATCAAAAGTAAATCCGCCTGTATATGAAGGAATTAATGTAAATTCGTATTTCACATATTCTTCATCATATGTACCAGATCCGGTAATACCAAAAATATGATATTTTGTATTATTTCTGTTGGTTATTTGTAAATAACCTTTATGGCTATTTGAAGATTCATTCCAAGAATCTAAAAATGATTTAACATTTGAAAAATTTGCATCTGTTGTGGACAGAGTTAAAAATGTTGCGCCTATGGCTTGATTATTAGTCAGATATAATAAACCAGAACTCATTGGTAAAATAATAGTACCGGTATTAAAATTGTATGGGATTCCTAGTGGAACGCCAGTTGCACCAGTAGGTCCAGTCGGTCCCGTTGTTCCTGTTGGACCAGTTGGACCGGTAGGTCCAGTTGGACCAGTAGATCCAGTAGGTCCCGTCGATCCGGTGTTTCCTGTTGGACCTGTTGGTCCCGTGTTTCCTGTTGGTCCCGTGTTTCCTGTCGGACCTGTATTTCCAGTAGGTCCAGTAGAGCCAGTAGGTCCGGTCGCACCGGTGGGTCCAGTCGGACCTGTATCACCGGTAGCTCCAGTAGGTCCTGTTGGTCCGGTGTTTCCAGTTGATCCTGTGTGACCTGTGGACCCGGTGGGTCCAGTCGGACCTGTATCACCGGTAGGTCCAGTTGGTCCTGTTCCTCCGCTTCCACCCGAAACAGAAGGTGTTGTATAATTTATAGAACCCATTTCTACCCATTGACTGGAGTCTCCATCAAATAGGTAAAAATAATATCTTCCGCTATCACTATGAAACCATTGATCTCCAGCGGTCATTCCGGTTGGAGGTGTATTCTGATAAAATATGGTATTTGGATTTCCAGTACTACCAGTATTACCTTTATCACCAGTTGGTCCGGTTGGTCCATCTATTCCGGTTGGTCCTTGTTCTCCTATCGAGGCAATTTCTACCCATTGTGTAGAATCACCATCAAACAAGTAAACATAATATCTACCTGTTGAACTGTTAAACCATTGATCTCCAGAAGTAGCCCCAGACGGAGGTGTCGGAGAAAAATTTATTTTTACAGAGCCGGTGGGTCCAGTTGGTCCTGTATTTCCCGGATTTCCCGGATTTCCTGTCGGACCAGTGGGTCCAGTTGGTCCTGTTCTACCAGTCGCTCCTGTAGGTCCTGTAGGTCCTGTAGGTCCTGTTCTGCCGGTTGGTCCAGAGGGTCCAGTTGTTCCTCCGGTTCCTCCTGGACCCCCGCTAGACCCTTCTAGTGCAAATATAGCCCAACCACCTCTTTCCAGCGTTTCTGGAATATAACCAGAGGTTTCTCTTGTTGCTATGTAACTTACACCATTTCTCGTTACAACATCACCCGGAGAATAAATTACATCATTCCCGTTTAAATCTTTATTTTTGTATATACCAAGAAATCTTAGTGAACGAATAGCCATATTCTATATTTATTTTAATTTAGAACCATTCGACTAAAGTTATTTTTTTTCTCAAATGATAAAATTGTGGAGAATTTATCCATTAATTGATCTGTTTTGTGACTAATAACAAATATATTTGAGTTTTTACCAAGAACTTGAAGCAATTTCATAAATTCTTCGGTTCCACCAGAATCTAGAGAAGAATCAAAAACTTCATCGAGAATCAATAAATTGCATGAAACACTGTTTTTCATCCGGGCAATTTCTCTCCAGCAAAGAAGAAGACTGAGATCTATCCTCATTTTTTCCCCTTCGCTGAAGCTAGCGTATGAAAAATCATCGCGATGTCTACTCTTTATTGTCTCGTTGAATTCTTCATCCAAATTAAATTTAACGAAAAAATCCATCGATGAAAGATATTTGTTGATTAATTTATTAATTATAGGTAAGTAATATTTTATAATCTTTGCCTTGATTCCAGAGTCTTTCAGTAGAGTACCCACAACATTCATATACTCCTCATCCTCTGTCATCTTGGTAAGGTCAGATTTTATCTTATTTTTATCTGATGTTATTTTATCAAGATTTTTTCTTTCATTTTCTATATCAGTATTTGATGTTTTTGTGGGAATGTTTAATTTATTAATATCTTTTTGTATATTGGTAATTCTATCATCGATAGATGATATCTTAAATTTTAATGAAGTTATTTTTTTATTTTGATCTTGCGCAACTTTTAATTCTTCATTGTATTTTTTCAATGATTGTTTTGCTTTTTCAATTCCAGATTGTATTTCTTTCAATTTTTCTGTTTTTTCTGAAATACATTTATTTTTTACATCGTCTGATATTATTTGTTTACAAGTTTCACAGACATGATTCGATCCGTGGAATGAAATTTCGGAATTTACTTTTTCAAGATTTTCTTCCAGTCTACCTTGTATCGTATTAAAGGAGGTGATATTTTTTTGAATACTATTAATATCTTTTACAATTTCCTCAAGATCGTTCAATTCCTTCTCATAGGGCAATCTTTCTGATTTAAGATCCTCGATATTCTTTTCATATTCTTTAATTTTTTCTTTGCGTTCATCATCGGTTTCTTTTTTCATTTTTTCAAGATTTGAAATGTACCCACGAATCACTCTTTCTTTTTCTACTAATATTTCAAGTTTATTTTCTAGAGTCTGCTGCTTGGTTTTCATTTGTGATACTTTTTCTTTTAATACCACATTCATTTCTGAAAATATTCCAATGTCAAGAATATCTTCAATGACGGCTCTACGGTCAGCGGCAGTCAATTGCATAAATGGAATAAATGATGTACTTCCAAGTATCACCACTTGAGTAAATGATTTAAATGTCATCTTGAGGATATCCTCCTCAAGATAACGCTGATAATCTTTTGTTTTTGAAGTTTGATTCAATAAAACATTATCTTGAATTATTTCAAATATCTTGGGGTTCAATCCCCTGCGTATTCT